ACGATAGGCATCTCGATCCGCCGCCGGTCAGGGACGGACCACGCGCCGCCAAGTTGATCGGCGTCGAACTGAAGGCGATCCCGCGCGAGGTGCGCGCCAACATCGGCTACCACGACGCCGAGGTGCGCCTGCAGACCGAGCGGCTGACGCGCCGCTACGACCTCGGCGGCGCTCTCAACGAGGCCGCCCAGCGGGCGATGGAGGACAAGCGCACCCAGGTTCCGCCCGGCTATCCGACCGAGCAGCAGAAGCGCGCCCTCGACCTGCAGGCGCAGACGCTGCGGGAGCGCATCGGCAAGTCGTGAAAGAGGTCCGCGCCAAGGTGTTCGACGAGGTGTTCGCGGTGATCGAGCGCATGCGCGGCTCGCAACCGCGCACCGACTTCCTGCGCTCGGTGATCTCCCGCGGGCTCAAGGCGCAGCATGCCGAGGCCAAGAAGAACGCGCCGAAGGCGGACGGGCTGGCCCCGCTGAAGCAGGAAGGCGAGGCGTTCTACTTCGACCGCGAGTGGGCCGAGATGATGGACGAGGCGGTGAAGCGGGTGAGGTACTGGGGGTGAGCGACAGCGATATCCACGTGCTGGCGACGTTCAGGAGCCAGGAGGCGCTGCTCGCCGGGATGCGGCGCGCGGTCAGTTGGATCAAGGTCAGCGAGGCGACGGCGGTGACCGTGCTGGCCTCCGAGGAGCGCCTGAAGGAGGTGCTCTGCCCGCAGTGGTACTCCGAGCGTGAGGTCGAGCTCGCGATCGAGGTGATGCACTGCTACGCCGACCTGATGCTCGGCAAGGAGCCTGGATTGACAGCGCCCGAAGTGCAGCCGTAGGTTCCGCGTCCTAAACACGCCCCCCCGGGGAGGGGTGTCGAGACAACCCTAGAGTCCGCACCAGCCCGGCGCTCGGAACGACTCCACCCTGAAAAGGGGGATGTCTTCCGTGCCAAACGTCAATGCGCCGTTCGGATTTGAAGAGGTGTCGGGCCTTGGCGCCTCACCCACCTACGAACAGATTCAGGAACTGATCGCGCCCACCACGGCGCCGATCTTCAAGGGCGATCCGGTGTTCCGGCTGGCCGACGGCACCGTCGCGGGCGCCACCACCGGGCCAGGTCCGGGGGCCGCGATCCTCGCCGGGATCTTCCAGGGCTGCCAGTACATGTCGGTCGCCATCCAGCGGATGGTCTGGTCGAGCTACTGGCCCGCCGCCGACGTCAACACCGCCGTGCCGGTGCGCTGCTGGGTGATCAACAGCCCGCTGGCGCGCTTCCGGGTGCAGGCTGGCAACTCCGCCTCCGTCGGCTTCGTGCAGGCCGACGTCGGCATGAACGCCCAGTTCGGCTACGGGACCGGCAACCCCGCCAACGGGCGCTCGGGCGCCTTCATCGACATGGGAGTGGCGCGCGCCGTAACCGCCACCCTCCCCTTCCGGGTGATCAGCCTCATCAGCGATCCCCCTGCCGGGCCTGGCACCCAGGCTGGCGCCTACAACTGGGCGGTCGTCGGCTTCAACAACGTCGAGACGAAGTCTCTGACGGCTCAGGCATAGGGGCGCGCGATGGCTGTCAATCTAGCGGCAATCAAGTCGCTGCTCTTTCCGGGCCTGCGCGGCATCGAGGGCAAGTACGAACAGATCCCGTCCCAGTGGGACAAGGTCTTCACCCGGCACACTTCGAAGATGGCGCTCGAGCGCACCGTCGAGATGCGCTACCTCGGCCTCGCCCAACTGAAGACCGAGGGCGGCCAGACGCAGTTCGACAACGCCGCCGGCGAGCGCTTCACCTTCAATCAGGAACACAGGGAGATCGGGCTGGGCTACGCGATGACTCGCAAGAGCATCGACGACAACCTGTATCGCAGCCAGTTCCATCCATCTAACCTTGGCCTGGTCGAGAGTTACCAGCAAACCAAGGAACTCTACGGCGCGAATATTCTGAACACCGGCCAGGTCTACGACCCGACCATCGGCGGCGACGGTGTTGCGCTCTTCGCGCCGAACCACCCGATCGACGGCGGGGTCTACAGCAACATCGCCTCCACCCCGGCCGACCTCAACGAGGCCTCGCTGCTGGCGGGCATGATCAACGTCCGCACGGGCTTCAGGGACCAGGCCGGGCTGCGCATGTTCTCGCGCGCCCGCAAGCTGATCGGACCGCCTCAACTCGAGCCGGTCATGGTGCGTCTGATCAAGACCGAGCTCAGGCCGGGAACCGCCGACAACGACGTCAACGCCATCCACTCGACCTCGGGCGGTCTGCCCGAGGGCTACATGGTGATGGACTTCCTCACCTCGCCGTTCGCGTGGTTCCTGCTGACGAATATTGACGGGTTGAGCTACATGACCCGTATCGCGTTCGAAACAGACATGCAGGTCGACTTTATTACTGACAACCTGCTGGTCAAAGCTTACGAACGCTATTCGTTTGCTTACTACAACCCGCGGGCTGGCTGGGCGAGCTACCCGACGTCTTAGGGAGTACTCTCCATGAACGTCCGCGGTGGTCAGCTAATCCAGTCGGCCTTCAACCCGGCTCTGCCCGGCGTGCTCGACTCCGGCCCGCTGCTGGCCGGCAACATCCAGCGCTCTGACGGCTCGGCCAACCTCGCTGGCGCCGGCGCGATGGCGGGCGGGCTCAGCAACGTCGGCTTCGCCAAGATGGTGCAGGTGGGGCGCGTCACCCAGGCAGCTTCGCCGGGTCAGCCGGCCGGCGTCTTCGTGTCGCCCGACCTCGTCATCCCGGCGCAGTCGATGATCCTCTCGATCGCCTCCATCGTGCTGGTCGCCTTCACCGGCGCGGCCGTGACGTTTGGCATCGGCAACACCGTCAACCCGATCGCGTTCACCCCGGCCGGCGCCATGACCGCACCGGCCACCGAACTGATCAGCACTGCCGCCGCCCCGCAACTGACCAACTGGATCAACTGCGGCCAGATCGACGAGCAGTTGGTGTTCACCTCGACCAACACCGGCGCTGGCGTCATGCTGGCGATCGTGGAGTACATCCAGGGGCTCAACGCGCCGACGAGCTAGACCATAACCAAGAGGCAAGGGTCAGATGAAGGGTATCCGCAGGCGCCACGGCGGGCGCGCCGAGCACGAGGACGAGGAAGACAAGATCAAGGGCGAACATGCCCGCGCCAATGGCGGGCGCTCTCCGCGCAAGGGTGGCGGCGGCGTCGGCGCCGACTCGCGTCCGTTCTCCTCGGCGAAGTCCGGCACGAAGCCGTCCGGCCGCCACACGATGAGCGGCGACTAGGCGGGAGGGCCCCATGCGGCCGATCACCGTCAGCGTCGGGCCGCTCGCCGCCGTGTCGAGCATAGGCGCGCCGATCCCGATCGGCTCGGTCGGCACCTTCAGCCTGAACCTCGTCCCGACTGGCGGCTCCAATAACGCCGCCTGGGTGGGCGTTGGCACCATCACCAACGGCGTGCTGAGCATCTCCTCGACGACCTCGGGCGCGATAGCCGCCGGGATGCGGCTGAACACCACCGGGCTTGCGCCCAACACTCGGGTGTTGGGTCCGGGTCCGACGCCGGGAACGTGGATCGTCTACCCGACGCAGACGGTGTCGCCGGTGCCATCCATCCGCGGCAACCAAGTCGTCACGCTCGATGCGCCGCGGCAGGTGCAGATCGCCAACACTGAGGCCGCCGGGACCAACAGCTTCACGGTCAGTGGGACCGACGCGGCGGGCAACCAGATCAGCGAGACGCTGGTCAGCACGGGCGCGGCGGTCACCACCTCGCAGAACTTCGCCACCATCACCCAGATCACCTGCAGCGCGCCGCTCGTCGCCACCGCCCAGGCCGCCACGGCGACGGGAACGACGCCGTGGGTGATGTTCGATCCCTACGCGAGCGGCGGGGCGATCTCCAAGCAGTGCCTCGTCAACGGTGTCGCGAACTACACCGTGCAGGTGAGCTACGACGATCCGCTGACGGGCGCCGTCGCGCCTGGGGCGATGGGCTGGACGAACGACACCGACGCCACCTTCGTCGGCGCCACCACCAGCCTCTCGGGGTCCTGGCCCTACACGCCGCTCTGGGCGCGGGTGCTGCTGAACTCGGGTGCTGGCTCGGTTCTGGCTACCTTCATCCAGCCGGGGAACCTCGGCCGATAAGGAGGCCCTGATGGCCGACGGCTCCCTCCCCCTCAAGTCCATCCCCGACCTCGACCCGGCTGCCAGCGTCAGCCCCTCCGATCAGGTCTGGATCAACCAGAACGGCCAGGATCGGCGCGCCACGCTGGCCCAGATCGATGGGGCGTCGCCGCTGCCGCCGCCGACCATCAGCACGCTGGGCGGTATCGTGTCGCTCGCGCCCGCCCCGCAGCGCTTCGTCAACGGCATCGGCACGGATGGTGTGCCGATCACCGCGCAGCCGCAGTGGACCGACCTCGCCGGCACGCCGCCCGGCGGCTTCGGCGGCACCATCGGGCCACCCACCCAGGTGGTGCGCGGCGGCGTCTTCTCGTTCGTGCCGCAGCCGCACACCTTCCTCATCGGGCTCGACACGACGGGGCAGTTCCTGGCCGCGCAACCGGCGGCGGCCGACCTCTCCAACGGGACGACGGGCTCGGGCGCGGTGGCGCTGGCGACCTCGCCGCAACTGGTGACGCCCAACATCGGCGATGCGGCGGGTCGGAGTTTCGCGGCGACCGGCTACGGCGTACTCCCCAACGCCACCTACTCCTACGCTGGCGGCACGCCGACCGCGCCGACGCCGGTCGTTGCTGGCAACTGGGTTGGCTACAACGCCTACCAGGGTTGGGACGGCAGCGCGTTCTCCTACATCGGCGACTTCGCGTGCGAAGCCGTGGGCATCGTCTCGCCGGGCAACGTCGGCGGCGCGTTCGTCTTTCGGACGCGCCCGACCGGCGCGGGCGCCGCCATCGCCACCGCCCTCACCCTCAACGCGGACCAGAGCGCCACCTTCTATGGGCCGGTGAGCGCGGCAGGACCGATCACTGGACCCAGCCTCAAGGTCGGCCCGACGTTCACCCCGCCCGCTGGGGCGAACGCAGCTATCTACAACAACACCGCGCCAGCCAACGTCTACCTCATCGGCGATGGGCAGACGGCCAACTTCCTCGACACGCGGTACTCCTCCGACACCACCCCGCCGGTCTTCTCGTTCGTGAAGTACCGGGGGAGTTACGCCGCCCCCGCCGCCGTAGTGAGCGGCGACAGCGCTGGACAAGTGAACTACGACGCCTGGGACGGCGCGGCCATCCAAGTGGTCAGCCGCATCCTCGGGCAGGCACAGACTTTCACCGGGGCAAACAACGTCTCAGGCAACTTGCTCTTCCAAACGCGCCCGGTGGGCGTGGGCGCGGCCCTGACGACGGCGCTTACCATCGACCAAGCGCAGATCGCCACCTTCGCGCAGTTGCCGGTGTGGCCTGCGGTCAACCAGAACCGCTTCTGGGCGAGCCCGGTGGGTGCGTCTGCGGCGCCCGCCTTCCGCAAGCTCGACGTGTCCGACATGCCGGCGCTGACGACCGCCAATCTGACCGACATCATCCCGCCGACCGCCTTCACGCCCACCGTCACCTTCGGCACCACGGTCGGCGACCTCGCGGTGGCCTACACGATCCAGAGGGGGTCTTGGAGCGCGAACGGCAAACTGACGCATGTGGAGGTCAACCTCGGCTTCACGCTGACCTACACGACCTCGGCCGGCGCTCTCGTCGTACCACTACCGGGTCTGCCACTGGCGCTAACTCCCGGCCTCGCGCCGCTCGGCGTGGTCCAAGTCTCCCGCGCCACTGGCTGGACCGGCAGTCTCAGCGCCAGCGTAGGCATCAGCGGCGGCGTTGCAGCCGTCTTCTTAAATCAGTCGAACGCTGCTAGCCCGGTCCAATCCCTCACCACCACCCACTTCCCGACCGGCGCGACCGCCTACGCGATCTCGATCAACGTCACCTACCTCGCGGCATGACCTGATGGGCAACCCGCTGCAGACCTCTGGCACCTTCAACTTCGCACCGACGGTCGGCGAACTGACCCTCTACGCCTTCCACATGGCCGGGGTGCGCCCCACCGCGCTCACCCAGTCGCACATGGAAAGCGCCCGGATCGCGGCCAACATGATCAACAGCCGCTGGAGCGCGGTGGGGATCAACCTCTGGGCCGTCGATCTCCAGACCATCACCCTGATCCCCGGCAACGCCACCTACTCGGTGCCAGCCAACACCATCGCCATCCTCGACGCCTACGCCAGCCGCGCCTCGGGCGCCGCCGCCCGCGATCGCATCATCCTGCCGGTGAGCCGCACGGAGTACGCCAGCTATTCGAACAAGGCGCAGCGCGGCGCGGTCACCGTCTTCTGGTACGACCAACTGCTCGCCCCGCAGGTGACCTTCTACATGACGCCGGACGGCAACTACCCGACCGTCAGCTACTACCGGGTGCGGCAGATTCAGGACGCGGTGCTCGCCGGCGGCGCGACGCCCGAGATCCCGTTCTACTTTCTCGAGGCCTATGCGACGGGGCTCGCCCAGCGGCTGGCCCAGATCTGGAACCCGGCGATGGCTGGCGGCCTGAAGACGCTCGCCGACGAGGCCTTCGAAATCGCCGCCAACCGCAACACCGAGCAGGCGGCGTACTACATCTCGCCGATGGTGGCGCCCTACTGGAGGGCCTGATGGCGTACGCCTCGAGGTCCGGCCGAGCTCGCACCCACGCCTCCAGCCCCGAGGCGTTCGGCGTCTGCCAGCGCTGCGGCTTCTGGTTCAACCGCGTCAACCTCCACAACCAGTACGCCTGGCGCGGCGCGGCGCTGCTGCCGATTTGGGTGTTCGTCTGCGACCGCTGCATGGATGTACCCAACGAGCAGGAGCGCGCGTTCGTGCTGCCCGCCGACCCGGTGCCGATCCAACTACCGCTGCCCGAGGACTTCGACGCCGCCTCGACGACGGTGATGGGCCTCGCCGTCCCGACGGGCGCAGTCGATCCGATCACCGGCCTACCGCAGTCGCCTAGCATCCCGATGGCGACCACCGGACTCACCACGCTGCCCGCGGAGACGTTCGTTGGCATGGCCGAGGTCGACCATGCGACGCCGATGGGGACCACCGACGGCGCGCAGATGGTGCTGGTCCCACCTCTCTCCTGGGCCGCTCCGCAGCAGACGGGTGCCGTGCTAATGGGTCCGACGCCCACCGGGCGCCCGCCCGGCTACGCCCTGGAGGCCGTCATGCCCCTGGCCCAGACCGATGGTGTGCCGGTCCACTACGGCGTGCCGCTGCCGGTGAGCTCGATCATCGCCGACGGTACGCCGCTGATCCGGGTCAGCTGTCGCGCGCCGCACGGGCTGGCGCTCAACCAGCAGATCGCCGTGCAGGGCTCCGAGAACCCGCTTGCCGACGGCATGTTCAGCGTCATCCCGGTGACCGCCACCGTCTTCGCCTACGGCTGCTACTCGCCGGTCGAGGCCGGCTCGATTCTCGGTCCCGAGACCACCATCGTCACTGCCCAGGTCGGCCTGCCGCGCTCGCACGCGGCGCTGCCGCAGGATGGGCTGCCGCAGACGCAGGTGAAGAAGGGCGTGCAGTGATGGGTGACCCGGTTCAGACCACCACCGTCCCCGGCCTGCCGGTTCAGACCATCCCCAACCTGCCGCCGGCGATCGCCGTCGCTGGACCCGAGCAACTCTGGATCAACCAAGCCGGGGTCGACCGGCGCACCACGCTCAGCGCCGTGGCCGCCCTGGTGAAACTGCCGCCCATCGTCGGCGGCGGCAGCGGCATGCCCTCGATCTCTGACTACGCCACCCTGCGCTCGGTCAGCTTCGATCCCTCGGTCACCTCGATCCTGCTCGATGACATCTACAAGGGCGGCATCTTCGTGCGCGGCCCGGCGAGCTTGCCCGACAACGGCGGCACCCGGATCAGGGACGCCAGCGGCCAGTTCTGGTGGCGCGTCTACGACGAGCGCATCAACGCCGCGTGGTTTTACTCGGGGCCGCCCGACACCCTCGGCAATCCGACCACGCTGGGCTCGGGGCCGGCGCAGATTACCGCGGCCGACCAAGCCGCGAACCCGCAGTGGGTGGGCCTCGCCGACGACGGCTACGGTGGTGGGCCCGGCAGCGTGCAGATCGCGCAGCCTTATCCGGTCGGCACCTACTGGGACTTCGTCGCCCTGCAGGAGTGGATATACGCCTGCGCGGCCGAGCGCTCAGTGCCGCCGTCGACCTTCGTCGGCGCCATGCTGAACGATGGGCGGGTTCATGTCAGCCAATGGCTGACCGGCCCCGGGTTCCTCGGGGTCAACCAAGTGATCAGCGGCGCCGGCGTCGCGCCTGGGACCATCGTCACCGCGCTCGACCCCGACCCGAACGTCTACTGGGTCGGCCAGAAACACAATACCGGCAGCATCAACGGCTTCACGACCAACAAGGGCACCACCTTCGACGGCTACGTTGTAGGCGTCATCCTGACCTCGAACGGCCTCGGCTTCACCGGGCCGCTGCTGCAGGCCGGCGACGAGATCATCAGCCCGCTCGTCCCGCCGCCGCCCGGTAACCCCTTCACGGGCGTGTTGCCCGGCACCGTGATCGGCCCGCAGATCGATGGTCCGCCCGGCGGCGGCCCCAACGCCCACGCCGACTTCTATCTTGGCGTCAAGCAGAACGTCCCGCTCACCACCATGACCGGCGTCGGCGGCCCGATATGGAACACGAGCGACTACAGCTATCAGCGCAACGTCCCCGGCTTCTGTCCGCGCGGGGTGATGTACCTCAACCAGATGCTGATCGTGAACGGCGACGGGCTCGATCTGCTGTTCGCCAGCAAGCGCGGCACCACCCTCATCTGGAAGGGCAACGCTACGGCGACCACCAACGTCGGCCCAGCGGTGAAGTTCAACACGCTGGCTTTCAGCACGGTCAAAAGCCTCGCTGTCGCCGACTCGTCGTTGGGTGGCGTCAGCAACTACCTCGTCAGCCTCTCGCACACCCCCGGCGCGCCCGGCCTCAACGTCGAGAACAACACGCTGCACGACTGGTCGATCAGCGGTAACTACGCCACCAGCAAGTGCGGTGTCGCCGTCTCGCCTGAAGGCGGCGCCGCGCAGGGCGACACCCAACTCTTCTTCGGGTGCTGGGTGCAGGGCTGCGACGACGGCTTCACCTTCGGCGGCGCCAACGCCATCGCCGGCACCTTCTTCGGCGGTCAGACCCAGGCCTGCCCGCGCTACGGCGTCGGGGCGTTCGGCGGCTCGTTCAGCGCCTACACGATGCTGACCGAGAACGAGACGCTGTCCCAGGTCTACTATCAGGTCCCGATGCGCTCCCAGGTCCACCTGGGCGGCGCCGACTTCTACGCCGCCCAGGTCGCCACCGAGTCGTGCGTGGTGATCGGCTGCCGCTCCGAAGCCTCGGTCGGGATGATCGACACCAGCCACCAGTCCAGCGTGACGAACTGGACGACCGGCGGCTACTACCCCGGCTGGTCGCCCAACATGCATTGGACGCCGCAGACGCTGCTGGCGGTCAACAACCCGGCGGTGGGGAGCGCCAACGCGCTCGACAACTACACCACCGTGATGCTGGCCGACGACGGCGGGCCGCCCTGGATATTGAGCGACGCCTCGACCACGACGACGGTGATCTCGTTCACGCCGAGCCCCGGCTGGACGCCTAACCAGTGGGCCGGCTGCGGCGTCTGGATACTTGCGCCCGGCGTGTGGCAGGCCTCCAACCCCTGCACCATCCAGTCCAACACCGCCAACACATTGACCGTTACGCCGGGTTTCCTGCGCGCGGGCGCGAACTGGTACAAGATATTCCGCGCCTCGGCCGGCGCGCCGCCGAACTGGGGCGCGGTCACCCACTTCGGCCAGTTCCAGCGCAACGCGAGCGGCTGGGGCACGACCATCGCGAAGGGCTTCAACCTGCTGCAGAGCGCCCAGCCGCTCAACGCGGGCGATTGGGTGATGCTGCCCAGCCAGGGCATCTTCCCCGATGGCTCGGGGATCGCGATGGCGCTGGCGGGCAAGGTGCAGAACCAGCACCCCGGCGCCAGCGGCTGGTACTTGCAGTCGAGCGGCACGACGGCGAACATCTTCGGCGCGCCCACCAACCCGATCTTGCTCGGCGCTTCCGTTTCCGGCTTCAACTTCCTCGTCGCGCAGACCTCGGGCGCGGCTGGCGCGGTCGGCCAGTACACGCTGGCGTTCTCCCAAGCCATCGGTGCGGACTTCACCGGCTCGATCAGCGGCGCCCTGCTGACCGTCACTGCGGTCGCGAGCGGCGTCCTGGCGGTGGGCCAGTATCTCGGCGGCGCGGGCCTGCCGACCACCCCGCCGGCTCAGATCGCCGCCGAGGGCGCCGGGTTCACCGGCTATGTGGACGACGGCAGCGCGGGCGGCGTCACGCCGGGCAGCATCCTGACCGTGACGGCGGTGGCTGCAGGTTCTGTCCGCCCAGGCTCGCCGCTGACCGGCGGCAAGGTGAACGCCGGCAGCGTCATCCTTAGCCAGATCAGCGGCCCGCCGGGCGGAGCGGGGACCTACAACGTCAGCGGCTCAGCGCAACTTAGCGGCCACTGCGCTTTCACTGGCTCGATGAACACCAGCCAGCAGTTGAACGTCACCGCGATCACCTCGGGCGCGCTGGTCCCCGGCCAACTGATCCAGGGCGCTGGCGTTCCAGCCAACATCATCCTGGGTGCGCAGCTTAGCGGGGCAACCGGCGGCATCGGCCTCTACAACTACAGCGCCGCGGTGACTGTCGCGAGCGAAGCGATGACCGCGGCGTGGCCGCTCAGCGGCGGCGGCCTCGCGGCGGCGTTCACCGCCACCGTGGATGATGGTCATGGGGCCGTCGGCGCCGTCCTCACCGTGACGGCGATGGCGAGCGGCGTGCTGGGCGTCGGCCAGACCGTCAACGTGCCGGTGACCGGCGGCCCGGCGGGCCTCACCGCGCAGGCGACCATCGTCCCCAGCCTGACCAGCACCGGCACCGGCGGCGTCGGCACCTACGCGCTGAGCGGCCTGGGCAACCTCTTGGTGGCGTCGCAGACGATGAGCGCCAACACCACGGGCGGCGTCGGCGTCTACGTGATCAACCAGACGCTCGGCGCGATCCCCAGCGAGGAGATGCAGGCCGGCGTCGCCTCGATCACCCAGCCGCTCTGGGAGATCGTCGACAACTACGGCAACCCGCAGAACGCGGCGACCTACGCGATCGACGGCTTCGGCTACTGGAGCGCCGGCATCGCCGATGGCGGCCTCACCCACATGGTCATCGACTTCGACGTGTTCTGGGGCGTCGGCGCGCTCGACCAGTGCCAGCTTGGCGGCTACGGCAAGGTCGGCTTGATCAGCCGGATGGACAACCCCTACGCGGTGCCGGGCGGCATCCAGGGGCAAGGTATCCGCCCTGGGGAGGGCGCTCCCGGCTCGTTCTCCTACAAGAGTGGTGCGCAGTATACGCAGCCGCCGCGGTTCGGCGTGACCGCGGCGAGCACCCCGTTCACCATCGGCATCACCTACCTCGGCCAGTCGAACGTCTACTGCACCGTCTCGGCGAACAACACCGTGCTCGGCCTCGTGCCGCTCGGGGCGGGCCTGATCGTCGACATCGACCTCTTCCTGACCCCCGGCTCGACCATCGCGGGCGGCATGATCGTGCAGTGGGACCCGACGACGGTGAAGGCGCCGACGCCGACCATCAACATCGGCCAGGGTGGTCAGCAGACCGTCGTGCGGCTCAAGTGGGTCGGCAACGCCAGCGCCGCTGCGCCCGGCGGCCACTGGTGGGTGATGTCGACAGGAGGACCGATGTGATCGATCCGCGAGAACTGAACGGCAGGGGCGTGCGGGCGCGTGAGGCGCTGGACATCCTGCGCACCACCATCACCGCGCCGCAGCAGGCGCTCTCAGTGGCCTTTGCCTACGCGACGTTCTCCAACCTGATGCGCGCGCTGGAGCAGGATGCCGGCGTCGCCCCCGGCTACTTCGGATCGGCAGGCGCGGCGTTGCCCGAGATCAACCCGTTCGACGGGGTGGAGATGCCGGCGGCCATCGGCCAAGCGCCGCTGTTTGTCAGCCGCCCCTCGCAAGACCCGCTGGTCCCGCCCACGGCGCCGCCCGACGCGCCGATCCCGAGCCTCTGAGATGGCTGGCGCCCCGACCGCCCTCACCTACAACGGCCTTGTCACCCAGGTGGCGCTGCTGGCGCCCTACCAGACGCAGATGGTGAGCGGTGTGCTGCAGGGCGTCGACCCAAACTTCACCGCGCTGATCCCGCAGATGCTGAACTACGCAGAACAGCGGATTCAACGCGATCTCGAGCTCCTGGCGACGCAGACGGCCCGCGCCGGCTACACGCTGACGCCGGGTTATCAGTGGCTGTCGGTGCCCCCCGCCGACTTCGTGGTCATCCAGATGGTGGAGATCAACATCGGCGGCAAAAGTGGGTGGAGGTCGGTGCTGCCCGTCTCGATTCCCTACCTCAACGTCTGCTGGCCGGGCGACTCGGCGCCGGGGGCGCCGACGGTGTTCGCGATGGGCGGTGGCGACTTCGCGACCGGCGGCCTCACCGGCAACATGATCCTGTTCGGACCGCCGCCCGATATCGCTTATCCAGTCTCGCTCTACGGCACCATGCGCGCGCCGTCGCTCACCACCTACGCCACTGCCGCCCAGGCCAATGTCGGGACCACGTGGATCTCAACTTGGCTGCCGGACCTTCTGGTGATGGCGTGCATGATCTACGTCAGCGCCTATCAGCGCGACTTCGGGCGCCAGTCCGACGACCCGCAGATGGCGCTCTCCTACGAGACGCAGTACGGCACGCTGCTGGCCGCGGTGGACAAGGAGGAGTACCGCAAGCGCTTCGAAGCCGACGCCTGGACATCGCGAGCTCCGTCGCCGGTCGCCACCCCGACGCGGACATGAACTCGAGATGCCCCACCAGCCCGTCGAGCTCGCCGATGGTGTGAACGTCAATCGGACCCCGGCGCTCAACCAGTTCGGCCTCTCGGCCAGCCAACTGATCCGCTACCAGTACGACGACGACCAGCGCCCGATGGTGCAGAAGCTGGGCGGCTGGGCCAAGTACCTCGCCACGGCGACGCCCGCCAAGGTGCGGGCGCTCTGGGGTTGGGAAGACACCAACGCGGTCAAGCACCTCGCCTACGGCACCGAGGCCTATGGCGGGCGCAGCCAGCTTGCGGTGGTCACCGGCGGCGTGGTGAGCGACATCACCCCGACCACCGCGACCACCAACCCGACCATCGCCTTCGCGACCACCGCCGGTTCGCCGAACGTGATCATCACCGACCCGACGCTGCCGAACGTCACCTCGTTCGACACCGTCTACATCCAGACCAACATCAGCGTCGGTGGTCTGCACCTCGTCGGCGCCTACCCGGTCACTGCGATCAACGCGACCCAGTACCAGATCACCGCCACCGACGTGCTGGGCAACCCACTGCCGGCAGCGACCACCGATTCGCCGGGCTCGGTCGCCACCTACACCACCACCGTGGGCTCGCCGGTGGTCACCGTCGGGCTGACCAACCACGGGCTGACGCCCGGCCAGAACTACTCGGTGCTGGTGGCGACGCCGGTCGGCGGCGTCACCGTCTTCGGCAACTACGCCGTCCAGACCATCCTCGGGCCGAACAGCTTCACGATCATCGCCAACGCCAGCGCCACCTCGGCGGCGACCGCCACCGTGAACGGCGGCGCGGCGCGCATCCTCTACTCGTTCGGCATCGGCCCGACCCAGCCGCCCACCGGCTTCGGCGTGGGTGGTTTCGGCGTCGGCCCGTTCGGCGGCAGCGGGCAGGCGGTCAACCCCGCCACCGGCGCCTTCATCACCGCCTCGGACTGGGTGCTCGACAACTTCGGCCAGGTGCTGCTCAGCTGCCCGGTCAACAACAGCCTCTTCCAGCCGATCTACCAGTGGGACCCGACCTCGGGCGCGCCGCAGGCCTCGGTGATCCCCAACGCGCCGACCGTGAACGACGGCTTTTTCGTTGGGATGCCGCAACGCCAGGTCATCGCCTGGGGCTCGACCGACACCGGGATTCAGGACCCGCTGCTGGTCAGGTGGTGCGACGTCTCCAACTTCAATAACTGGATCCCCAATCCGGCGACCGGCTCCCAGGCGGGCAAGTTCCGTCTGCCGCGCGGCTCCAAGATCGTCGGCGGCATCCAGGGGCCGCAGCAAGGGCTGCTGTGGACCGACCTTGCGATCTGGACGATGCAGTACATCGGGCCGCCCTACATCTACGGCTTCAACGAGGTCGCCACCGGCTGCGGGCTGATCTCGAGGAAGGCGGCCGCGGCGGCCAACGGCGTCGTCTACTGGATGGGGCCGACCCAGTTCTTCTCGATGACCAGCGAAGGCGTGCAGCCGCTCGCCTGCCCGGTCTGGGACGTCGCGTTCCAAGACGTCGACATGGCCGCCGTCGACAAGATCCGCGTTGCGGTGAACAGCCGCTTCAACGAGATCGCCTGGTACATCCCGACCTTGGGGTCGAACGGCGAGGTCGGCACCTTCCTGAAGTACAACTACGCCTTGGGCTGGTGGGACTACGGCCAGTTGGCGCGCTCGGCGTGGATCGATCAGTCCGTGCTCGGAGCACCGATCGGCGCTGATCCGACGAGCCGCTTCATCTACCAGCACGAGGTGTCGAACGACGCCGACGGGGTGGCGATGAGCGCGTCCTTCCAGACCGGCTACTTCACCCTCTCCGAGGGGGACATGAAGACCTTCGTCGACGAGATGTGGCCCGACTTCCGCTACGGCGAGTACGGCGCGCCGCAGAACGCCACCATGCAGATCACCTTCTTCCTGGCCGACTTCCCCGAGCAGATCCCGTGGATAATCGGGCCGTTCAGCGTCACCCAGCTATCCACGTGGTTCAACCTGCGCGCCCGCGCGCGGCTCTTCGCCATGCAGATCATGTCGTCCGACATCGGCTCGTTCTGGCGCCTCGGCCGCATCCGCTACCGCGGCCAGCCCGCCGGGAGGTACGGATGACCCTCGAAACTCCAGGCGGCGGCCACCCAGGGCATGGTCAAGGCCCAGCCGGCGCGTCTCTCAGCGACTTGCTGACCGCGGTCAAGAACGTCGCCGTCAACATCGCCAACCTCGGGCAAACCCTGTTGCAGCTGAACGGGATGGCGACCGCGCCGGGGGTCAGCGGCGGCCCGCTGCTGCAGAAGTTGGGACCCGGCCGGGTGGCGTTCGTCAACGTCACCGTCGCTGGCACCGCGCCAGGCGCGATCGTCGACTCCAACAGCGCCGCCGCGACAGCCCCGGTGATCTATGTGATACCGAACGCGGTCGGGTCGGTATTCGTGAATCTGCCCGTCAGTCTCGGTCTGGTAGTGATCCCCGGCGCCGGCCAGACAGTCACCGTGAGCTACTCCTGATGCCCCTCGCGCATGCAGAGATGATCGCCTACCTCGCTGGCCTCTTCGACGGTGAAGGCTCGATCAGTGCCCGGCACCACTTCACGAGCGTAAACAGCGTGATGATGACGATCAGCGTCACGATGTGTGATCGGGCGCCGGTCGAGCGTTTCGCTGAAGTCTTCGGCGGCCATGTGAGAACGGAGCGGCGCCTGACCCGATCAGGCAAGCCGATCTACACCTGCACGTATCACGCTCGACATGCGGCCGACATCCTTGAGGCCTTCCTGCCCTATCTCACAGTGAAGGCTGATCGAGCGCGGGATGCCATCGCGGTCGCGAGGATGATGAAGTCCAAAAGCGGGCAGCGGCGGCCGCTGTCGAGCGAGGAGATCGAAGAGCGCCGAGTCCTAGTCACGCGCATCCGAGCAAGGAACCTTGGTTCGAACGGAAGGCTCGCCAGCTATGCCCCTTGAGCATGGTTCATCGGAGCCTGTCGTCGGGCGCAACATCGCCGAGATGATCCACGCGGGCCATCCGCGCGACCAGGCGATCGCCGCCGCGATGCGGGCTGCGCGCCAGAGCCGCCAGGACGGTGGCGGCAGTTTCGCGCCCGACCGGCTGGCGATGACCCCGCGCGAGGCCTCCAAGCGAGTGCCGCAACTAACCGAGGGCGCCAAGCAGTTAGCCGCCGGTCAGATCGGCGGGGCCGACTACGGCGCCCTGGTGCGGGCGTTCAAGCCGGTGCGCCCCTACGCCGAGCCGCCGCCGCTAGCGAGCCGCGCCGATCTGGAGCGGGCGCTCTCGTCCAATAAGCACGACCGGATCGGCAAACTGCACGAGTATCCCGAGGGCCACCCGGTGTCGCTCAGGCTGGACATCCCGGCCTACACCAACCACGGCGTCTGGGCGCCGGTCGTCCACGACCGCAAGACCATGAAGCCGCTCTCCTACGAGCCTGCGGCGCACATCACCGATGCTCAGTTCGGTATGCCCCAGAAGACGGCGCTGAAGATCGCCAGCGGAGAGGCCAAGTCGCCCTTCGCGGCGGTACATGGCAAGTTGGTGAAACAAGATCCCGCCGCAATCCACCAACTGATCCGCCAGCACCTCAACGATCCCGAGTGGGCTCAGGTCGGCATGGACCCCGAGCGGCACTCCTACTTCTACGACCGCAAGACCGAGGAGCCGATCGTCAGCGCCCAGCGGGTGCTGCAGTCGGGGCCGGTGATGCTGGCGCACAGGCCGGTCTACGGCCGACGCGAGGATCAGTTGTTCGCCGCGGGCGGCGCGGCCCGCAGAGCGCGCCAGGAGGGCGGCGGGCTTGGCGAGCCGCTACCCATGCCGGAAGCCGCGCCCGAGCCTGTAGCCCCTGCGCCCGCGCCGCCTGCGGCCGCTCCGCTGCCGAACCTGGGCGCCGACTTCATGGCCGAGCGCAATCCGGTCGCCGTCGCGATGCGGGCCGCGCGCGGGCCGATGCTTGGCGCCGAGCGCCCGATGCCCACCGAGCCACGCTTCACGCCGAACCCGATCGACGGCACCAACGAGGAGTGGGGCACCTCGCTGCCGCTGCGCCAGCGCAAGGATACGCTCGCGGCACAGGGCCTCGACCCCAACCAGAAGCACTCCGTCCGCAACGTCGCCGCGGCGCTCGAGGCGCGGCAGCGCGCGGAAGCCGGGATGATCGATCGGCACGACACCTCCGAGGAGGCAGGCGACCGCATCGCGCCGTGGATGGCGAAGGAGGTCGCCCACGAGCTCAAGACCCCGAAGAAGTCCGGCGCCGGCTGGTACTCGTTCAAGTTCAAGAAGGCGCTCGACCGCTTCGCCGCCATCCACCCCGAGCTCAGCCGCAAGCGCGGTGCACCTGGGCTGACGCTGCCGGACGGGCGCACCATCTCGCCGAAGGAGTCGCGGCACCTGCTGACGTCGCTGATCGCGGTCACCTCGGACGGGCAGAAGGTGGTGCCGAACTTCCGCCAAGCGCTCGACCTCTACGGCAACTTCCGCAACACCGGCCAGTTCACCACCTCCCGCGGCCACCAGCGGCAGGCCTCGGTCGACCAGAACGTCTCCAACATCCAGCGCCTGTTCGACACGATGGGTCCGGCCGGGATGCGCAAGCACCTCATGCAGGAATCGACCGTCGGCGAACTGGCGAAAGCCGCCAAGAAGGCGGGCCTGCCGTTCTCCACCGCCTACCAGGCCGACACCAAGATGCCGATGGCGGCGCTGCTCTTCGGCCCGAAGCTGGGCGCGTTCTACGCCAACCTGATGGGCGCCCACGGCTACCTGACGATGGACCGCTGGTGGTCGCGGACCTTCAACCGCTACCGCGGCACCCTGATCCCCGAGCCGACCCGCGAAGGCCTCGACCGCTTCAAGCAACTGGTCACCAACCACGAACGCCGGAACCTGCCCGCGCACATGATGAGCGACGACGAGGCGCTCGCCGCCACCGTCCCCTACCGCGACGCCTACGCCGAGCGCGGCTTCAAGCATCCCCCCGGCTTCAATCCGCGGCGCGCCGAGATCGAGAAGGCCGCCAACACCATCCACAAGGCCGCTTTCGAGAACCTCGAGGATCAGCCGTTCCGCGCCACCGACCGGACCTTCATGCTAAAGACAACCGAGAAGGCGAGACAGTTACTCAAGAAGGCCGGACACGACATCTCGACTGCTGATATTCAGGCAGTCCTGTGGTACTATGAGAAGCGCCTCTATGGCGACCTCGGAGGCCGCCCGTCGGCGGACATCAGTTATGAAGAAGCCGCACACCAAGTCGCCAACGAGATCGAAAAGGCACGAGCAGGCGGTGATGATCGACGCCGACGACCCGCTGCACGCGCACTTCGCCAACCTGTCGTTCGACCAGATCCAGGCGATAATCAGCCACCTCCCGAAGCACCCGGATCAGGAGGAGGAGGACTAGAGCCGCCTGGGCGCGCTCACGGCGGCCCGCTGCTCTTCCACTCCAACCTCGACCACCGCCGCCACCACCTGCATGTCGGGCCGATCCACTCGCATGTCAGTGGGCGGACGGACCATCTCAACATGCATGTGCCGTCGGGATCTTACGTGCTGCCCGCGGACGTCGTCAGCGCGCACGGCGAGGGCAACACCCAGGCCGGGTTCCGGGTGATGCGGCGCCTGTTCGGCGGCGCGCCCTACGGCCAGGCAGGCGGCCCCTACGGCCAGGGCGCCGGTCCCTACGGCGAGGCGCTGCAGAACTCCCGCGGCGGGCGGGCGACCGATGGCGGCAGCGATGAGGGCGTGCCGATCGTCGCCGCTGGCGGCGAGTATGTGCTGTCGCCCGCCCAGGTCCGCGCCGCGGGCAACGGCGACCCCGAGGTCGGCTGCAAGGTGCTGGATCAGTTCGTCCTGAAGTCTAGGGCGAAGCACATCAGCACCCTGAAAGGGCTGCCAGGACCGGCGAAGGACTGAGGTGCTCAACGAACTCACCATGACGAGCCTGGGCAGCGCGGACGTAGGCGGCATAGGCCTCCTCGGCGGTGTCAAAAGCGCCGAGATAAGTTCGTGCGAGCATGGCGTGATATCGCGGCTGACCGTTCCTTCTCGGGTGGATCGAGACGCCTCTGAAGCCTGCTTTATTCGGCGGCAAGATGCAGTTGATCGTGTTCTGACTTCCTGTCGCATCACGCAGGTTGCGCCAGCGGTTGTCGGCCTTCTTGCGGTTCCGGTGATCGATCTGGCCCACCGGCCATCTGCCGGTCATGTAGAACCACGCCAGCCGATGCAGGGCGTAGTTCCTCCCAAAGATCATGCAATAGAGATAGCCGCGAGGTCGGGGTGTCCCGAGACGGTCGCCGACCCTGACGCGATCTCTGGCTACCCTCGCGGTGAACACGCCCGTCTCGGGGTTGTAGTTGACGATTTCAAGCAGTTTGGCGTGGGAGATCAGCATGGCTGATGACCTTAACCTCGCCAGCGAACATGACGAAATCACCAAAGTGGAACGCCCACATGTTCGGACAGCCACCCCGGATGAAGTAGATTCTGTGATGGAGCTCGCGCTCATGGGCTGCGTCGAGAACGAGTTCGTGGCCCACGACCCGATCCTCGTGCTGCGCGACGTCTGGGCGGCGCTGAACCTCGACAAGGGCATCTGCGGGGTCATCGGCGCCCCAGGATCTCGGCCGCTCGAGGGCGCCGTGCTGCTGCGCGTCGGCACCGTCTGGTACAGCCGCGCCGAGCATATCGAGGAGCGGGCGATCTTCGTCCACCCCGCCTTCCGCGGCGCACGTGGTGGGCGCGCAGCACGCCTGGCGGAGTTCTCGATGGACGTCGCGGACAACCTCGGCCTGCCGCTTTCCATCGGGGTGCTGTCAAATCACCGCACGGCGGCTAAGGTGCGCCTCTATCAGCGCGTCCTGGGTAAGCCGGCTGGGGCCTACTGGATCTATTGGCCCGGGTCGCGCGGCGCGCAGGCGGGAGCCGCGTAGATGGGCGGCAAGACTTCGACTTCAACTAGTCAAGTAAGTATACCGCCCGAAGTATTGGCGCGATATAACTCCGTTAACCAGACCGCCCAGGACGTCGCTCAGACCCCGTTCCAGCAGTACTCGACCGACCCCTCGGCGTTCGTCGCACCACTGACCGGCACGCAGCAGGCGGGCGTCGCCAATACCAACGCCGCCAGCGGCATGGCGCAGCCGTACTTCGGCGCGGCGACGGGCTTCGCGCTCGCGGGATCCCAGGCGGTGAATCCGTCGGCGATCGATGCGGGCGCGATCAACCAGTACTACAACCCGTACGTCTCCAGCGTACTCGGCTCGACCGAGGCGCTGATCAACCAGCAGAACCAGCAGCAGCAGGCCGGTCAGCTGGGCAACGCGATCACCTCGGGCGCCTATGGCGGCGACCGCTCGGGCATCGCCGCGGCGGTGCTGGCCGGGCAGCAGCAACTGGCCGCCGGGCAGACCTACTCGGGGATCCTCTCGGACGCCTACCAGCAGGCGCTGGCGACCGCGCAGCAGCAGCAGGGCGTCGGCCTGGGCGCCGAGCAGGCGAACCGCGCTGCCGTGCAGCAGACCGGCGAGGCGCTGGCCGGACTCGGGACGGGAGCGCAGAGCGCCGCGCTGGCGGGCGCCCAGGCCCAACTCGGGGCGGGCCAGGTCGAGCAGCAGACCCAGCAGGCGGGCAAGACCGCGGTCTACAACCAGTTCCTGCAGCAGCAGTCCTACCCGTTCCAGACGGCGCAGTTCCTCGCGAACATCGCCGAGGGGACCGGAGCTCTCTCGGGCTCGACCACCACCGCCCAGCAGCCGCAGTCGATCTTCTCCGACGAGCGCCTCAAGGAGGACATGATCCCGGTCGGCAAGGGCTTCGACGGCGCCAACATCTACCGCTTCCGCTACCGCGGCGACCCGACCACCCGCATCGGCTTCTCCGCCCAGGAGATGGCGCGGCTGCACCCCGAAGCCGTCCACACCCACCCCAGCGGCTTCCTGACAGTCGACTATGGCCGGGCGACCGCCGCCGCGGCCGGCTTCGCGCTGGCGGCCAACGACAACTACGGCGACGAGCCCGAGCGCCGAGCTCGCGCCGTCGGCGGCCGCGCCGGGTTCGCAGACGGCGGCGGCAGCGGCATGTCTGGCTGGGGCATGTACCCGGCGGGCACCAACCCGATGGTCATCCAGCAACTGCTGGAGTCCCAAGCCCAGATGTATGGCCCGTTCTCGGGCCAGGGCGGCCCCGGCCTCTACGGCAGCAGCGCCAGCGCCGCGCCGCACGGCGGCTCGAGCTACGTCCCGGCCGCCAATCTGCCGGTCGGCCAACTACAGGTCGCCAAGGCGCCGACGCCGTCGCAGAGCAACCTGGGCTCCGACATCCACGAGGCGGCCTCTTTCGCCGACGACGCCGAGGGCCTGAGCAAGGACTACCACTTCGGCCACGAAGTCTTCGACAAGCTGATGGGCCACCACGGCGGTGACGATGGAGGTGGAGACGTGCCCTTCGCCAATGGTGGGCGTGTCGCGCGCGCGCCCGGCGGGCTGACCGCTGCTCTTGAACAACGGCGCCGGGACGTCGCGGAACAGGAAGCGCGCAACCGTGTCGCGACGCTTTCGCACGAGCGGCCCCCGGTCCATCTGGGTCCGGCGCTCACGGCGGACGCCGATCCCAGGTTTTTCAATACGCCTGCGGCGCAACATCCCGCAGTCGTGGCTGCCAAGCGCGCCGCCGCCGCGCCCCCCGATCTGGGTGTGGGCGCGCGGGGCTCAGTGCTTGGCGCCGTGCCGGGCGTGCAGACCATCCGCAGCACCGCGCCCTACGTCGCTCGAGGCCTTCGGATGGGCGTGGCGGCCGCGCCCGTCGTCTACCACGGCGCCCATCAACTGGTGGACGCGGACGTCGCCGCCCATCAGGCCATGCAGCGCGCGACGACCAACGCGGCGCAGACCGCTGGCGCTTACGATCTGGCGGCTATGGGTTCGGCCGCCAACATGCTTCAGCGGCAGCCGTGGCTGACCCCGCATCCGCCGGGGTGGAAGCCGCCGCCGCCGAAGTACGTGACCGACGCGAACGCCTATCTGGCGCCCGCGCGCGGCGCCGAGGCTGGTGCGGCGATGGGCGCGCAGATCCCGACGCCAGGCGGCGCACCTGCTGCGGCGGGGCCCGCCGCCCGCCCCGGCCCGCAGACGGCCAGCGGTGATGAGGGTTACTGGGGTAGCGGCATCGAGCATGCGATGCGGGCAGCCCACCACATCGCGCTCGCCCATCATCACGCGCAGGCCGCGCAGGCCGCTGGCGTCAGTCCCAGCCAGGTCCCGACCGCTTCGGCGCCCGGCGCGGCCTCGCCGAACCTCGCGGACGCCACCGGCCTGCCAGGCAACGTCGCCTCGGTCACGCCGATGGACGTCGGCGATGTTTCAAATCTGCAAAGCGGTTTCGCGCCCGCCAACATGCGCGCCTACAACCCGAACATCTTCCAGCGCTTCGGCAACTGGCTCGGCGACGAGGCGAGTGGCGTCGGCCGCTGGCTCACCGAGCCGAGCCAACGGCGTGCGGTCGGCGAGGACGTCGCGGCCGCGAACCAGCTTGAGACGCCGACCCGTCAGCTTGCGCCGCCGATCTCGAGCGAGGCCTTCCAGTCGGGGCCGGTGATGCAGAGCGAGGCCTTCCAGTCGAGCAGGCCGCCGGTCGCCGCCGCGTCCCCCGCGCTCGACGCGCCGGTCATCCAGAGCGAGGCCTTCCAGTCCCGGGATCCGCGCCTCGTCGATGCCAGCGACCTCGCGCCGCCCGTCACGCTCGCCGCTGCCCGCGGCGGCTTCGCCCGCGCCGCGCGGCAGATGGGCGGTCCGTCCGACCCGTCCAATCCGCAGAACGACGACCCCTACAAGCCGCAGGGACCTGGGCTGAACATCCCGACCGCCGAAACCCAGCATCCCAAACTGGTCACTGCCCCGACGCCTGGTCAGGGCGGCGGCGGCGGCCTCGGGTCGGCGATCGGCATGGGCAGCGATCTCGTCAACATCGCCAAGTTCGCGCTCCCTTTCTTCGGCGTGCCGGTGAAGACCGGCGGGCGGGTCGGCTACGCTGACGGCGGCGACCCGCCGCCACCTGACCCGACGGACGACCCCACGGTCAGGCCGGTGACCCACGACGCTGGCTTCGCGCCAGCCGACACCTCCGCCCCGGCGCCTGCCTCACCTGACAGTGCTCCACCTGCGAGCGCCCCGAGCGGTGGTGGGCGTCGTGGCGGTTTCGGCGGCGCCCTGCGCGACATCGTCGGCGCGCCGCTGCATCTGCTCGGCGAGGCGGCTGGCGCGCCTGACCAGGCCCATCCGCACTGGGACCGCGACCGGCTGATGCCGTTCCTGTCGATGATCGGCGCCATCGGCGCGACGCCCACCGTCCACCCGCTGTTCGCGCTCAGCCAAGGCCTCGGCGCCTACGGCAAGACCTACATGGCCCAGCAGCAGCAGGAAGCTGAGATCGCCGAACGGCAGGCGACCGCCGCCCAGACCCGCTACGAGACGCTGCCGCCAGCTATGCGCCAGGGCATGACCGAGATCCCGGGAGCTCTCTTCAATCCCGACGGCAGCATCGATTCCCAGCGCACGCACATGACCTCGAGCGGCCACTACGCGCACTGGGGCTATGGCACCGACCTGATGCCGGGGGCTGGCGGCGGCGGCGGCGCGGCCGCGCCAGGACTCGCGAACGCGCAGACCATCCAGGGCGGCCATGCTGGCGCCAACGCTCCGGTGGCGCCCGACACTCCGACTGCAGCCGGGTATGCGCGCGGGCCGGTCCATGCCGACTACAAGAGCGGCACCTACAGCTTCGCACCATCGTCGGTCAGCGACGCCTCCGTCGCCAAGCTCGGCCCGGCGAACGCGCCGCTCGACGTCAGCGGCGCCCAGGGCGCGGCGATGAAGAACAGCATGATGATCGGGATGAACCCGCAACTGGCCGGGGAGGAAGCCACCAACGCCAAGCAGGCCGAAACCGCCTACGGAGATCCGCTCGCCCTGACCGCCGCCCAGCAGCAGACGCGGCTCCTCGCGCAGGCGGTCAACGCGATCCCGGCAGGCGGCCTCGGCGCGATGGGCCAGGGCTACGAGCAGCGCCAGAACCTGCTGAACCTCTACCAGACCTTCCACCGGATGGTGGCTGGCAGCGACGACCCCGATATCAACCAAGCCACGGCGCCTGCCGCGATCATCTCGAAGATCCAGAGCCTCCAGTCCCAGACGATGGCGCACGCCAACGACCAGCACTCCTACGATGCGGCTCGAGCCATCGCCTCCGTGCTGCCTGGCGGCAGCACCGCCAACAAGGCTGCGGCCAACGAGATCCTCGCCAACCTGATGACGCAGACCCAGCGCGGCATCGACTTCCCGCAGTTCGAACAGGCCTACGTCGCCAAGTACGGCACCCACATCGGGGTGGTGCAGGCCTTCCAGAACGAGACGGGCGGCATGTACGACGCCGACGCCAAGTCGCTCGCGCGCATGATGACGCGCGGCGCGGGCGGCCAGAGCGCCGCCGAGATCCTGATGGCGCACCCCGACCGCCGGCGTGACATCGAGCAGGGCCTCACGCGCGGGACCCAGACCCGCGCTGGCTACGGCACCGGCAGCGCCCGGTACTGGTTCTGATGGCCGACGCCGATCCGCTCTGGGATGCGATGGGCGATGCGCCGCCAGATCCTGGGGCCGCGCCTGCGCCCGCGCCGGATGGCGGCGCCCCCGCCACCGCCTCGGACAGCGATCCGCTCTGGGACGCGATGGGTCCGCCGCCGCCCAACGCCGACCCGATGGCGCCGCCGCCTGCGCGGCCGCCAGGACCGCCGCGCCTCAAAGGCGAGCGCACGCCGATGCCGCGCCGCGCGCCGCCGCCGCGCCCAGGCCCGCGCCCCAGTGGTGCGCCGCCACCGCCACCGCCGAAGCCGGAAAACCTGTCGTGGAGCTCGGTCGCGCACGGCGCGCTCGCGAACGCGCCCACCAGCTTCGTCAATCAGCTGCACCAGACCCTGGCGCCGCTGGCGCCCTGGCACTGGGGCGAGGACTGGACCGGCGCAAAGGCGATCGCCACCGGCTTGGCGTCGAAGGCGGGCCTGATCGACCAGGGCAATGCCGCCGCCCAGGCGCAACATCAGCAGGCGGTCAACGCCATCGGCAAGATGTACACGGACCGCTACGGGTCCGTGGAAGGCTTCAAGCGCACCCTGAAGCACGACCCGTTCGCGATCGGCTCCGACATCGCCACGGTCGCCACCCTCCCGATTGGCGGCGAGGGGCTGGCGGCCAAGGCGCCAGGCGTGGTGGGCGATGTCCTCGGCGCCGCCGCCAAGGCCGGGCGCGTCGCCCAACTGGCCGACCCGACGATGCTCGCCGCCAAGGGCGCCGGGCTGGCGGGGCGCGCAGGTGTGGGCGTGATCCGCAAGGTCGGCTCGATGCCGCTCGTCGGCCGAGCCGTCCGCGGCGCGATCGGCGCTGGCGTCGGCCACGCGGTCGGTGCGCACATCCCGTTCGTCGGTCCGTGGGCTGGCACGGTGATCGGCGAGCATGTGGCCGAGGGCCTCATGCCGAAGGCTCACCCACCCGCAAACCGTTGGACGCCTTATCAACCAGGCGGCGGCGCGGCGCCCGCCGCTCCAGGCCTGATCGACAGGGCGCTCAGCAAGCCCCCGCCCGCAGGCCTGCCAGCGGTCGGCACGTTCGGCGGCATGCAGCCGATGTCGCCAGCCGAGCAGGCGGCCCAAGATGCGCAGGATCAGCAGGATCAGGGAGGGGCGGGCGCCCCAGGTGCACCGCCTGCGGGCGGCGTCGGCGATACCGACAACGACACCATCGCCAACCAGATCATGTACCACGAGGGCGGTCTGGGCGGTCAGAAGAACCCAGGATCCTCCGCCCAAGGCCCCTACCAGATGACCAACGACACCTGGGTCGGGCAGTACAAGCGCGACTATCCCCGCCAGGCGGCGGGCATGACCGACGACCAGATCAAGCAGTACCGGCAGACCGACGAGGGGCAGAACCTGACCGCGCAGTTGGGGCGCAACTACGTCGACTACGAGGCTGGCCTAGTGAAGAACCTCGGCATGCCGCTGACCTCGCGCAACGTCTACACCATCCACTTCCTCGGCGAGGGCGGTGGGCCGCGGCTGCTGCGAGCTCTGCGCGACGACCCATCCGTCGCGGGCAAGCCGCTCTCCGACTACGTTTCGCCCACCCAGATCGCCGCCAACCCGTTCCTGGCGCACATGCGCACCGTGCAGGACTTCCTGAACTGGGAGGACGGCGCGATGCAGGACGGGCAGCAGAAGTGGGCGCGGGCCGAAGGGCGCACTCAGCTTGCGCAGGGCTACGCCGACGGCGGCAAGGTGATCGACCTCACCGACCGGCTGATGGCTCGAGCCGAGCGCGAAGGGCGCGCCAGCCGCACGGCGACCAAGCCGCTGCTGGGCCTCGACGACACCACGGTCGCGAAGGCGCTGGCGGTGGCAGGAAGGGCGATCTGATGGCGACGCCGAACCTCCAACTCGTCCAGCCCGCCAACAACACCGACATCGGCATCTGGGACGGGCCGGTGAACGCCAACATGGGGGCGATCGACACCGCGCTCGGCGGACTCGTCACGCTGAACGCCGCGGGCGCCTCGGGGACCGTCGCGCTCACCCTGGCGCAGTACGGCGCCGCCAATCTCGTGATCACCGGCACGCCGGCGAGTCCGGTCACCTACCAGACCCCAGCCGGGGTCGGCCGCTTCTTCTTCGTCGCCAACGCCTCGCCGGCCGGCGCGCCCGCCGTCAGCTTCGGCTCGGCCAGCGGCGGCGGCGTCGCAACCATCCCGCCCGGCAACGCCGCCACCGTGGTCATCGACCCGATCAACGGCGGGCGCCTCGCCAACACCATCGCCGCCGCGGCGGGCGGCCTGCCCGGTCAGGTGCAGTTCAACGCCGCCGGCGGCCTCGCGGGCGATGCTGGGCTGACCTACGTCGCCGCCACCGACACCCTCACCGTCGGTGGTGCGCTCGCACTCGGCGGCAACCTCGCGATCGGCGGCTTCGTGACGTCGAAGCTGGTGGTGCAGGGCGGCTCGGCGGCCACCCAGACGCAGACGCTCAGTTTCGCCGCCGCCTCGATGCCGATCGACTGCTCGCTCTCCAACGTCTTCTCGGTGATCCTGTCGGCCAGCGTCAGCGCCGCCCCAGTGTTCTCCAACCAGATCGACGGGCAGACCGTGAACGTGCGCCTCGCGCAGGACGGCACGGGCTCGCGCACCATGATGTGGCCGTCCAACTTCCGCTGGGTGGGCGGCTCGGCGGGCGTGCTGTCGACGCCCGCGGGCAGCGTCGATTTATTGGTGGCGAGCTACTTCGCGACCAGCGGCACGTGGTTGTGCTCGTTGCTGAAAGGCTTCGCGTGACGGGGGGCGACCTGAAACCAAGCCGCCCCCCCCTTGCCATGCCGAGTCCTACCGTGCCGTGCCGCGCCACGCCTAGGCTTGCCGCGCCATGCCTCACCGGACCACGTACTGAGATGCTTACCCCATGACCTTCGCCGTCCGGCAGCAGACGTCGACGGCGCCGGGTGGCGGCCCGCCCGGCGGCGGCTTCACCCCGGTGACGCACACCTACACAAGCGCGCCGGGGACCTACACGGAGACGGTGCCGGGCAACCCGGTGACCGGCGTTGGGCCCTCTCAGCTGGTCGCCGCGGTCGGCGGACCAGGCGGCGGCGGCGGCAACGGTGGCGGCAACGTCGGCGGCGGCGGCGGATCCGGGGCGATCTGCATGCGCACCATCCCGCTGACGCCGGCCAACTGGGGCGCCAGCCTGACGCTGCTGCTGACGCCGGGCGGCGCAGGTGGTCAGGCGCAGGGCGCCAACGCCTTCCCCGGCCAGACCTCGACCGCCTCGACGATCACCTCGAGCGCGTTCGGGCTCAACATGGTGGCTGGCCCCGGCGGCGGCGGCCAGACCAACGGCGTCGGCGGCGCGGGCGGCGTCGCCTCGGGCGGCACCACCAACCTCTCGGGCGTCCCAGGCGGGACCAGCGGCGGCGGCGCGATGCCCGGCGGCGGCATCTTCAGCGGCAAGGGCGGCAACCCGAATCCGCTGATCGGCGCGGCCGGTTCGCCAGGCGACTTCGGCAGCGGCTCGTTCGCCTACACCTAGGCGCGCCTGCGGCTGCGAGCGAGGAGTTCCTCGACGGTGGTGGGCAGTGCGCTCAAGACGCGCGGCGCGGCTTGGTCGAGGCCGCGCAGGCGCAGCGCCTTATCCGTGACGATGTGGAACGCTTCGGTGCGGCGCTCGACGCTGGAATCGGGGTGTAGCGCGGCGAGGAGCGTCCGGTACTCGGCGTTGGTGAGCGGCGCCTTCGATTGGTTCGCGAGCGCGTCTTCCATCTCGGCGATGCGCTGCTTCTCGGAAGGCAGCCAGATATCGCCGATGCGGCGCGAGACTTCGTCGACGACGAGTTGGTTGAAGAAGAGGCGCTCGCGCGCCAGCAGGGCGGCCTGCTGCTTGGTGAGGGAAAGCTGCTGCAGGGCGAGGATCTCGCGCCTGCCTTCCTCGCGGGCGACCGAGGTCTTGACGGTCTGCTCGGAGTCGAGCCCAGCGCGCGCCATCGCCTGCTTGTGGGTCTTGCCCAGATCGAGGACGAGGTGGGCGGCATAGCGCTCGGCCTCGTCGCGAGTGCGGCGCGGTCGGCGGGCGCGGGGTTTCGTGGTCATGTCGGAATCCTGAAAAGGCGAAGGAGGGCGGGCGCCAAGAGCCCTTCCCTCCCTCCCCGCACCTACTCGATGACCGGCAGGGACTCGTAGGTCCCGCGCTTGCGCTGCTTGCGCCCGATCTTCAGATCCTTGTCCATGATGTCGCGGACATACTTGATGATGGTGAAGACCTTCATCTCGCTGACCTGGGTGTCGCCCACCTTCGCGGCGTTCTCGCGCACCCGCCGGGCGAACGCCTCTTCGTCGCTGCGGATCGAACCCTCGACCGCTTCCTCGTGGTCGGTGGCGATCAGCAGCGGCAGATCGCGCTCGTAGATCTGCAGCGTGTGGTACTTCACCGCCGCCCGGTTCGACTGCCGCGGCTTGCCGGTGTTGGCGAGGAGCTCGGTGACGGTCATCGGGATCGGATGGCTCGCTGTCGACATCAGCTGCCGGACGTTGCTGCTCTCGGACATAGCGTCTCCTATTGAGAGTTCACCGCGTTGTGCGGTATTACCGGCTTAACATCTTGGCGGTGACACCGCAACGGCCATGCCACGCAGCACCATCGTGAAGACCGTCCGCCTCAAGCCCGAGCTCTGGGAATATGTCGAGCGGTGCGCTGCCGCAGACGAGATCTCGGCCAACGGCTGGCTCGTCCGCATGATCCAGTTCATCCGCGCAGGCGACCCCTCGACTTCGTCACTACTACTGCTACGCTCCCGTCGTCCGCACTGGGCGGATAGGAGAACTGAGATGCCCGACGAAGAAGTGAAACCCGACGCGCCAGAGGTGGTCGCCGAGCCGATGTCCGAGGACCAGGCCCAGGCGCTGCGCGAAGAGCCGCAGGCCGAGGAAGAGGCCGAAGAGGCCCACGAAGAGCCGAAGGCCGAATAGGCCGACGGGGAGGTGGGGTGGCCCAGGCCCCCTGATGCCGCAAGACGCCATCCCACCGACCCCTTTCCCTCTCTCGTCCAATCGGTAGGACATCGGGCCTTGGTCCCGAGAATCGACGTTCGACCCGTCGGGGAGGGGCCAATCCCCTGGAGCTCACCATGACGCACTGGCGACGGATCTACGGGCGCCGCGACTACGCGGGCTGGAAGCTCTACCTGCGCGGCACCAACGCGCGCGCCTATGTCGGCCACTCGCTGCCGAGCGCGCTCTTCTGGATCTCGGTGTTCCGGCTGTCCCGCCTGCTAGGCGTCGGGTGGAGGGCCGAACCGCTCGGCTATGTCCTCGAGATGCGCCTGATCAAGCCAGGCGAGCCCACGCCCATCGTCTAGTCCGTCTCGGGCGGCGGCGGCCCGTCGATCTCGCGGTGGAGTTCCTCGAGGATCACCTCAAGCACCCGTAGCGCGCTCGGGTCCCAGCGCATCTCCGCGCTGAACCGCTGCTTCGCCCGGCCCAGCACCCGGCTCAGCGTCGCCAGCGTGGTCAGGTCACTCATGTCCGTCCGCGCCCTTGTAGCTGGCCGCCGACTCCGCGTCCTCGCGCGCCACCCGCGCCCAGTGGCGGCGCTTCATCCAGCGGCCGATCCCGTAGGCGGCGATGAAGATGGCGAACGCTACGAGGGCGCCCGCGACCTCGGCGAGCAGCGCGCGGTCGACCTCGTTCATCGGTGGTGGTGATGGTGTCGGACGTAGACCGGCAGCGGCCTTGGCGACGGGCGCAAGCGGACGGTGAGGTGGTTCTGGGAGGACGGCCCAGGAGTCAGGTGGCGCACATGGTGAGCGTTCGGCTCGTCCTCGAAAGGGCGCTCGCAGAACGCGCTGTAGGCGGCCGCCGCCTCGGGCACGGTGAAGGCGTGCAGCGGCGGCACGCGGACATCCGGCGCGAGCGACGGGATCAGCATCAGCGCGGCGGCGGCAACGATTACAGGATCTGTCATCGGGATCTCCTCCCTGGCGGTAACCGACGCGCCCTTCCCCGAAGGATCAAGGGGGAAGAGCGCGCCAGCCAGAGCCCGCGCTGGGGCGACGATCATCGGGGGGACCGGATGATCGACGGGCGGGAAGCTAGTTCCGAGGCGCCTTTGGCCCTTCATAGTCGTTGGGGATGGGCTGCATCGTCCCAGGCGCCGACTGCTGCGCGCCTTCCGGCGGCGGCGGCGGCGGGGGCGGGGGCGGCGCGGCGTAGAGATACTGGTTCGGCGGCGGCGGCGGCGGCGGCGGCACGAACGAGGCCGGGCCTTGGGCCGCCTGCGGCGTCGGGCAGGGGCGGCCCACCTCTTCGAACGCCTTCCGCACCATCTCGTCGCCGCACAGGACGGCTCGCGCCGCCTCGCGATCGCCGGTCAGGCTGGCGACCTCGCGGGCGTAGAGGCGGCGGTTGCAGTTGCGGTCCTCCCAGGTCGAGCCGATCGAGATGCCCCAGCCCATGCCGGTCCCCGACATGCTGGACGATCCCATGCAGGTGTCCGTCAGCGTGGTGGTCAGCGCGGGCGCGTTGATCTGCGCGACGGTCTTGACGTCCGCCGTGGTGTGCGCAGGCACGGTGGAGTTCAGCGTCACCTGCTGGGCGTTGCCCGCGTTGGAGGCTTGGTTGTTGGCGGCGGCGTTGGACGAGCCGCCGTTGGAGGTCGAGGAGCCGCCCTGCGCCGACGAGGTCGCCGAGCCGCCCTGGCCGCCGGTCGCCACCGAGTGCGAGAGCGAAGCTGAGTTGGACTCGGAGTCAGAGCGCGAGGTGTCGTTCGCCGACGAGCTCACCGGGGCCGCGGTGACGGTGGTCTGCTGGCCGCCGTTGTTCGCCGCCGAGTTGGAGCCTGCGACCGCGCCCGAGGCGCTGTTGCTGGTCGAGGTCTGCGGACCCACCGTCGTGGTCTGCGGGCCGTTGGTGTTCGCGCCGTTGGAGTTGGTCTGCGCGCCTTGCGACTGGGTCTGGGCTTGAAGCTGGCCCTGCTGGGCGTTCGATGCGGCGTCGGAGGTCGAGGTCTGCTGCGCCTGGGCAGCGCCGCCGAAGATCGTGAGCGCGACCGCAGTGGTCGCGAGAAGTCGTTGCATGGGTGTCCCCCACCAGGGTTGAGAAAGAAAGAGGCGGCGGGTTGCCCCCGCCGCCTCCCTTCGTGTCCGGCCCGGTCCCGCGAGAGGAGGGCTCCCATCGCGGGTTTGAGGCCGGATCGACTTAGTGGGCCAGCGCCGCTGCGGTGCCGAAGCCGCTCTGGAACGAGAAGCCGCCAGCGATGGAGGCTTGGTTCGAAGACGAAGCGTTCGCGCTCGAGCCGGTCGTGGTCGTGTTGGCGGCGGTCGTCGAGAACACCGGTTGCAGGCTCAGCGCCGCAGAGGTGCTGTGCGTGGTGTTCGTGGCGGCCGAGGCCGCGACCGTGGTGCCGGGGCCTGCCGCCACCGAGAAGGTGCCGCTGGCGACGCCGCTCGCTGCGGTCGCCGAGGTGGCGGTGGCCGCAGCGGCCATACCGGCGAAGCCGAGCATGGCGACGGCGGCAGCCGCCGCAAAGAGATGCTTCATGTGTGGGTAGTCCCTGTTGGGACGCGGAAAGGGCCGCGTCAGTCCCCCACCAAGTCAAGCTTGGCGTTGAGGACGCTATCAGCGTTTCGTGACAAACCACAACCGCTTTTGTGACGCATCAGCGCCTTTTTTTTGCTTAAGCGGTGGATAGGCGCCGCCGTAAGCGGCAGACCCAGTTTCCCCATCCATCAAGCAGACACACGAAAAAGCCCGTCGAAAGGGGGTTATCGACGGGCTTCATCGGCGGGGTGCCAACGCTCGAGGCCGGGTCCCCTTCTTCAGGGTTTGGGGGGCATGTTCAGGAAGGGGAGGGTCGATGTCCCAGCCCCGAGCGCCAACCAATATGGGCGCATCCGTCAGGTCGATCAAGCTTAACTTGCACGCGAAAACCCCCGGCGCTGTGAAGACCACCGGGGGTTCCCTGCCTCGCGCGGTCACCGGCTGGGGTGGTGCGCGCGGAGAAGCTCTACGCCTTCGGCGCGGGCGTCGGCTGGACGGGCTGCGCCGGCGCGCCTGGCGGCGTCGGAGGCGGCTTCGTGGAACTCGGCGGCTGGGCGGGCCCACCACCGACATGCGCGGGCGGCTTGGGCAGTTCGTTCGACGGCATCAGGTCGGTGTCGACCACCACCCAGGCGAGGCCGTGTCCCGGGATCCAGGCGAGCAGCAGGAGGTCGCCGTCCTTCGGCTGCGGGCCGTCCGGCGGCCAGATGGTGGGCGGGTAGTGGACCGGCGGCATCGGCGTGCCACCGTCCGGCGCGGTCGGGTGCGTCGGCGAACCGGGCGGGGTCACGGGGCCGCCGCCGACATGCGGGGGCGGTTCCACCGGAGCGCCACCGATGTGCGGCGGCAGCGGATGGCCCGCGCCGTAGTTCGGATCGACCGGCTGGCCCGGCGTCGACGGGCGGTGTACCGGGCCGCCACCGATGTGCGGCGGGATCGGATGCGGCTTCTGCCCGAAACCGGGGTCTACCGGCCTGCCAGGCGCGTCGCTGCGCGCCGGATCGATCGGGGTGACGAGGGCATAGAACGGGGCATCGGCCATCTGGACTCTCCCTGGAGTATGGTGCGCCCTTCTGTAATCCAGTTGCGTGACGGGAGCATCACCCGGAGGCAGCCATGCCCACCATCATCTTCGCCATCCTCACCGTGCTCGGCTTCATCTTCTGGTTCCTGGCGACCTTCCCGCAGCCGGTGCCGCCGTTCATGGAGCGCATCGCGCGCGGCTTCTTCCTGGCCGCCGCCATCGTGTTCTTCTGGGGCGCGCTGACGGCGCGCTGAGCTCGAGGAGGGGCGGGGGGTGCCGGACGACTATCGCATCGCCCGTTTCCGTGCTGCACTCGTGCCGCGGCCACCGCCGCCGAGGCCACGCCAGTTGACCCCCATAGAACGCGACGCCCTGCTGATGGGCGCGAAGACGATGTCCGAGATACGCGAGGCGGCCGAGCGGCTGGGCCTCACCTTCAACGCCGCCTACGCCGAGCGCAAGCGGCTCTACGAAGAGCGCTGGGGGATCTGAGTCCGACGATCAGGACGCTCCCAAGTACTCGAGTTCGGTCGTCGTGTCCTGACAGCCGATGTCACGATCAGGACGCGCGCCATGTACTCCTTCGCCTTCTCGGCATAGCGGATCGACCAGTCGACCGCCGAGTTGCACCTTGCGCATAGAAGGCCTCGCACCCGCCCCGTCGCATGGTCGTGGTCGATGTGCAGCGCGCCCCGTTTGGGAGGTTGCCGACAGATCGCGCACACGCCGTTCTGCGCCTTCAGGAGACGCTCGTATTCGGCGAGGTCGATGCCGTAGCGCGAGCGCATCACGTGGTTCTTGTGGGTCAGGGGATCGCGTGCGTAGACCGCTCGCTGTCGCCTGCTTTTGCACGACTTGCACTCGCCAGCGACCCAGCCCTTCGCGTGACGGCGTCCGCCGTCTTTGACCATCTCAGCTTCGGTCTTATTGAGGCCGCAGGCTGAACAGGTCGGCATCAGAGCCGACCGGCCATAACGGCACGTTCCACTTCGCTCAGGTCCCAGGCCGCGCACACGACCCATAGATCGCTTCGGCCGATTCGCCGAAGAAGCAGGGGGTCTTTTGGCGGAACGGGCGCCCAGATCGCCTCGAAAAGGATGTGGTAGTTCGCCAGCCCGCGCTTGGGGCGCAGGTGGATCGGCACCAGCGGCACCTGGGCGCCGAAGTGCAGGTTGCGGCGCTTGGACTCAGGGAAGCTGCCGGCCGGCATGTCGACGTAGGTGCGCCAGTTGCGATCCTTCGCCCAGGCCGTCGTCGCGAACCGGGCGCCGCCGTCGTGGCGCATGTAGAGGTGGCACGTCTCGATCGGCTCATTCGCATCGTCGGCGGCGCGGATGATCGCCAGCTTCGGCAGGCCGTCCTCGTTCAGCCCGGCTTTGGCGATCGAGGCGATCGCCTGGACGACGACCTTGCCCTTCCCGAGCGCGCTGTAGACGCGCTGGATCTCGAGGTCGATGGGCGTCGAGTAGTGCTGGTGCTCCCGGTACTTCCGGTAGAGTTCGCGCGCCTCTTCACGATCGACGGTGATCTGTTCCGTTTGCATCTTGCTTCTCCTCTAGCGCCTGCAGCAGCGCGCGGAGGTCCGCCTTGAAGGCCTCCTGCGCCTGCACATAGGCGTTGCTGCCGTCACTATAGGCCGCGAGTAGCGGCTGGATGTAGTCGCCCGGCGTCTCGACGAAGATTCGCAGGCGGTGCGCCGCGCCTTCAGTTTGCGTCATGGTCGGCCTCTTGGATGGTGACCTTGACCAGCTTGGCCTCGGCCAGCGCCGCGTAGTGATCGAAGGCGTTCTTGATCGTCTCGTCGGAGTCGCCGCGCATGACGCTGATGCCGGCGCTGACCACCAGCCAGTTCACCATCGCGCCGATCCGCGTGTCCTGCACCGTGCGGACGCTGATCTCGCCGCGCTCTTCGACTGCCCAGCCGTGCGCGATCATGCGGCACCCTCCATCGCCGGGTCGGGTGGAATCAGCCTGGACGCAGCGACCAGCGCCTCGCCCAGCGCATCGACCGCCTCCTGGCCCTCGGCCAGCGCCAGGCGGCTGAGCTCGGGCAGGCCGGTGGCGATCGAGGTCACCACCTCGTCGAAGGTCGCCGCGCGGCGCTCGGCGTACCACTCGACCCGGTCCACCGGGCCTAGGTCGAACAGGTAGCCGCCGTCGCCGGTCGCGAAGGGCTTCGACATGCGCAGGCTGAACCAGATGGCGGCGACGCCGGGGTTGCGGTCGAGCGCGATGCCGCCAGGGTTCTGGCGCGCGTCGGGCAAGTCCTTCTCGTTGCGGCGCATGCGCGGGCGCGAGAGGAACGGGCAGGCCTTCGCCGCGTAGCGCGCGCACTCGGGATGCGAGGGCGGCTCCGAGCTCACCTTGTTCACGACGCACATCGGGCCGACGACGCTGGCCTTCAGCCGGCCGAGTTTGCCGCCGCAGATCCAGCAGCGCTCCTGCTTGTAGGCGAGGCCGCGCTTGCCGGTCTGCACGATGCGAAAGTCCGGCTTGCCCTCGACCCAGGAGACGAACCACGGCACCGGGAAGCCGCGATCGTCGACCGGCAGGCTCAACATGTTGAGCGGCAGCGGGATGTCGCGGATCGCCGCGTTCAGTTCACGATGCACGGGGATAGCCTCCAGCGATACGTGCGGCCGCGGTGTCGAGCAGCCGGTCGGTGTAGCCAAGCGGCGGGGCCTCGGGCAGGCGCACGATGGCGACCTCGCCGCCTGGGTTGATGTCGAGCTCGTGGGTCTTCGACACCGCCGTCACTGGCCCGTCGGCCCACACGATCGCGACGCCCAGAAAGCGGTCGCCCGCCGGGCGGTCGGGATCCACGAACGACATCCAGTACCAGGCCGACCGCGGCGTGGTGTGCTCCTCGGCGATCTTCGCCTCGAGGCGGCGGCGGCGCTCGGCGGCCTTCATGGCATCTCCTCGCCGTTCACCTCTTGGTAGCCGATGACGAGGCCCTCAAGGCCCGCCTCGCTCACCATCGTCAGCAGGTGATTCGTCCACCGCGTCCGCCGCTCGCCGTCCATGTCGCCGCGCACGCGCACTTCGAACACGGTGGTGATCTCGGCGACGCCCTCGGGCAGCGGGGGTGGGAAGGGCTTCGGCTTGGGCATGTTCTCTCCTCTTGATCCAGTCGAGCGGGCTGCAGTTGGGGCACACCACCGACCAGACACCGCCCTCGCGCCGCTCGCCCAGGCAGCGCCACGTCAGCGGTCCGCCGGTGCGGCTGCAGATTGCGAGGTGGGTTGGCGGCTCGGTCATGGCTTCGGGACGATGATCGTCGGCGGCCGCAGGAGGTAGCTGCCCTCGGTGACGATCGCGGTCAGCCGCTCGATTTGGGTATGCAAGTCGGCGATCTCGCGGTCGTTCTCGTAGACCGTCTGCAGCACCCGGATGGCGATGCTGGTGGCGACATAGTCGACGATCTCGAACAGGTTGTAGGGGTCGCGCTCGGCCTCATGCAGCGCCCGGCGGGCGGTCTGCATCTCCTCGGCGACGATCGCCCGGCAGACATAGTTGAAGCGCGCCTGCTTGCGGTAGGCCTCGGCGGCCGCTTCCATCGTCGCTGGCTTCATCGGCAGCATCACTCGGCCGCCACCTTGGAGACGCCGCGGCGCCCTTCGATGACGCCGATGTCGTAGCCGCAGATCCGCGCCGTCGACTGCAACTTGCCCAGCCGTGGAAACTTGGTCTGCTGCTCGGCCCACTTCGCCAGCGTCGATGGATGCGGCCCGCAGCGACCGTGGATGTCCTCGTAGCTAAGCTGCGAGTTCTTCACGAGGCTCATCACCTCGTCGCGCAAGTCCTCGTAGGCCTCCAGCCGGTCGCGCTCGGCCTCGTAGGCGGCGTCGTGCTGCTTCTGCTCCCGACGCTGTCGGTCGCGGTGGGCGTCGAGGCTTTTCACGACGTCCTCGGCGGTCTTGATCTCGGCCACTACTTCTCTCCTCGGGGTTGGGCCGGCGCACTCGCTCCGGGCAGTTTGATGCAGCGCCCGCTCCACGGGCACAGATACCAGCGCGAGCCGTCCTTCTTGCCGATCAGGATCATAGCGACCCCCTCCGCCCGGCCTGCTCGATCAGGTTGGCGAGCCGGTAGAGGTTGCCCGCCACCGACCGCATGGCGATGACGATCTCGGCCTTGTCCTTGCCGAGCGCCTCGGTCAGCGTCTGGGGATAGAGTTTCCGGTCGTGCGGGAACGCATCGCCGCAGGCCTCGCGGAGCTCCTTCAGGGACTTGCGACCGCAGTTCTGCTGGGCCAGCAGCGAGTAGTCGCTCTCGCGCCTGAGATCGCCGACCGTCGCCAGGATCACCGGCATGCCCCAATCGTCGCCAATAGCGCCGCTCGCCTGACGTTCAAACCGGCGATAGGCCTTCAGGACGCTGCGCGGGCGGCCGGTGAGGTAGAGCTCGCTGAGCGGCGTCTCGTCCGGCAGCGGCCCCCGCGGCAAAGGCGGCGGGTCCTCGGCATGCACGATCTCGATCTGGTCGGCGGGCGGGATCTTCCTCATCCGGCTCTCCCTGGTGGTGGGACATCGTGGAAGCGCCCGGCGTCGGGGTTGGCGGTGGCGAGCCACTCGCGCCAGCCCAGCACATGCTCGGGCATGTCGGGGATCGCGAAGCGCCGCCAGACCGCCTCGGGAACGAGGTAGGTCGGCACGTTGGGCATCCCCAGCAGCGCGCGCTTGACCAGGCGGTGGGAACCATCGGCAACCGTGTGGGTGCCGTCGCCGCGGTCGAGCATGATCGCTGGCTCGTTCAGTTTGGTGAGCGGGTAGGCGTCGAGGTGCTGCTCCTCGAGGCCGTTCTGCGAGGCGACGGCCAGCACGAACTCGGGGCGCAGCGCGACGTCGCTCACCGGCCAATCCGCGCCGGCGAGGTAGACGCGCAGCCGCGTCGAGGCGATGTGGGTGAGGACGCCGTGGCGGTCCATCCACGAGAACACCTCGTCGTCGCGGCCCAGCTGACGGAAGGCGACCATCACTTGCCGCCGCGGATCTGCTGCTCGAGCGCCTCGTAGTCGCGCTCCAGCGACTCGGCGAGCCGCGGATCCTGGGCGCGCAGTTGCTCCAGCGAGTCGATGTTCGCCCGGCTCTTCCAGCGCGCCTCCAGCGCCTTCATCTCGGGCTTGGTCTTGGTCGCTTCGAACGCCTCGCGGACCTGGGCGATCCAGCGCGCCGTCGGCGCCAGCCCCGACGGCTGCGCCTTCACCTCGACCACCTCTGGCTCACTTGGCGATGCAGGGGCCTCACTTGGTGATTCGGCGGCCTCAGTTGGCGATTCGGCCTCGGGTTCGGGTTTGGTTGCCGATTCGGGCTGGTTTTCGGATTCGGTTGCGGCCGGGACCTCGCCACCGCCCGGCTCCTCGTAGGAGGCGTCGACGATGTCGATGGTGGCGTCCGCGCCGGTCGCCACGTCGGTCGCCAGGAAGGTCGAGACGGGTGACGGCGCCCGCTCATCCGGGTTGGTCACCGTGGCGCCCGTGTCGTAGTCGACGACCTCCTCGCGCACTTGGATGCCGCGCAGGATGTCGGCGCAGTTGTCGCGGATCGCCCAGGATCTGGCGCGCATCTGCAGCATGCGGCGCGGGTAGGTCACCCACGGCGTGTCCTGGCCCTGCTGGCCCTTCTTCATCCAGAGCTTGGCCTCCTTGGCGTCCGCGACGCTGAAGGAGCGCACCACCACCTGCCCGGTGTCGGGGCGGGTGACCTCGCAGTAGGCGACGCGCTCGTCGCCTTCGCCCTCCATCCACTCTTCGACCTTGACCTTGCGGGCCAGGACGACCGCCAGCAGGCCGTCGCCCCAGATGGTGGGCCGACCGTTGATCACCGCGATCGACTGGATCGCCTGGATCGGCGGCAGCCCGACCTCGGCGCCCGCCATGATCGCCACGATGATCTGCGCGGGCTTCTTCATGTCGCGCGGCGCCAGGTCGGACTCGGCGAGGTACTGGGCGAGCCGCCACGCCTCTTCGATCGACTGCGGGATCAGCGCGGCGAGCTTGCCGCCGGTCCTGAACTCGGGCGGCGGCGCCTTGGCGGGTAGCTGCGGCTTGGCGTCGGGCTGGGCGGTGTCAGACATCGTGCTGGTGCTTTCTGAGGAGGGTTTCGAGGAGTTCGTCTTTCTGGGCCTGGACGCGCGCGGCTTCGGCCTCGGCTTCGTCGTTCGCCGCGCCCACGCTGATCTTCCACGCGAAGAACAGGAAGACGACGAGAGCGAGGCCGCCAGTCGCGCCGGTCAGCGCGACCATGATGAGGCCGAAGATACCGGCGACCACCAAGTTGAAGAGCGTTTTCATACTGCCTGCTCCTGCTCTTCGATCTTGCGGCGAACGTAGAACGGAGTGTGCAGCGACTGCGCCGCGCCGTAGCCGGGCCACTCGCCGCTCTCGATCGCGAAGGCGATCCGGTCGAGGAGCTCGCGCACGCGGCGCCTGCCGTAGAGGATCTGATCGGCTTCCCAGCGGTGGATGCTGACGCAGAAGGGCGGCTCCTTTTCTTGCACAACGAACCACATAGTCGGACGCATCTCTCCTGTCGATGCGGCGACTACGTCAAGCGCCAGCCCGACCTGAAGGTCGTAGTCGTAGCTGAACGCCGCCCGCCCGAAGGCTTCCCAGGCGCCGTCAGCGCTCGTCTTGTAGTCGGCGAGGCCGCGCCCGGCGCTGGCCGGCGTGAAGTCCGGCCGGGTCAGCATCCAGATCCCCGTCGCCTCGTCCTTGGCGACGAAGCTCATCTCGGGCAGGCCGTGCGCGAACAGCGCCCGCGCCTCGGGATCCTTGCGAAGCGCGTCGCTCATCCGCAGCAGCGTGATGTGCTCGCGCGGGCGCAGCGGCATGAGGGTGGGGCTGAGTTCGGCCTTCCACTGCTTGGCGTCCCTCGGGCGGTAGTCGTCGCCGTAGGGGCAGACCGCAAACTGGCGATCAAAGAGTTCCGGCTCGAAGGCCAGCAGGTGCGCGGCCTTGCCGAAGCGCAGCGCGTCGACGTCGATGTCGGGCGGCTCGTGCTGCGGGTTCCACTGGCAGTAGGCCCAGAAGTGCGCCAGCGACCTCGAGGCGCGGCTCAGCGACCCGGCGGTGACGAAGCGCCCGACCACCGGATCGCCGTGGTAGACGTCGATCGGCAGGCCGACATAGGCGCCCGGCTTGGCGATCTTCTCGCCGTTCCATGCGAACGCGCGCATCTAGTGCTTCTCCATAGGCGTGTAGGGGCGGCGAGCGATCATGTACTCGGCCATGTCATCGAGTTGGGCGTGCGCCAGTTCGAACCCCTCGCTCAGGTGTTCGTCGTCCATGAAGGTGCGGACCACCAGCGCGAGTGCTGCACAGAGGATGGCGACGCAGCTTGCGACGAAAGACTCTGCGGTTCCTGGGGTCTTCGACTTCTTCGAACGCTCGGTCAGCAGATAGATGACGGCTTGGGCGCCGCGCCATACTTCTGCTTCGTCAACCTCGACGGTCATCTAGTGCTTCTCCATGCGGTGGGGAGCGGCGAGGTTGATCAGGTGCGGCAGCGCCGCCTCCAGCGCCGCCTGGGCGACCTGTCGAGCCTTCGGCTTGTCGACGGCCAGTTTGTCTTCGATGACGCGCGCGGCCGCTTCGATGGCGCCCTTCGCGTCGTAGGATAGTCGGGTCATGGCGTGTGTCTCAGCATTGTGGCTAGGAGGCCGGTGAAAAGGACGGCGGCGGTCGCCAGCAGGAGGACGATCACCAGCCAGGAGGAGTCGCGGCGAGGCGGCATCATGCCCAGCCCATCATCTTGCGCTGCACCACCGCGGCCTCGATGGCGTTGGTGAGCGTCGTCGCCGGATCCGACCAGGTACGTTCGTGATCGCGGGCGCCGGCCTGACGGCAGGCCTCGGCCTCGCGCCGCCAGATGTTGACCATGATGCGCGCGTCCTCGAGGTCGAGCTTGCGGGCGGGCATCGTGGTCTGGTCCCAGACCTCGCCGCGGATGGCGGTGAAGCGCTCAGCCATCGTCCCAATCCAGATCGGGGTCGAAGTCGCGCTCGTGCGCGTCGCAGCGTTCCTCAAGCTCAGCTGCCTCCAGGGCGCGCTCCTGCGCCTCGGTCATCGACAGCCGCTCCTCGTAGTCGCTGGGCGCCCACCAGGGGCCGGTCATCGCGCCGGGCATGTCAGTGCTCCCAGGTGAGGATATGGGCGAAGCCGCCCAGGTGGATGGTGGTCGGCGGCTGCGCTTCGCGCGCCTCGGCGACGGCGAGCTCGTAGGCGTCGCCCCAAGTGTCGGTCGCCTGCGCGGTGACCGCCAGTTCCTCGACCAGCATGGCGCGCGCGCCGTCGACGCTCTCGCAGGCGACGACGTCATCGTCGATCAGCAGCGGGCCGCTGACGACCATCAGAAGATTGCCCCCCCGGGCGGTCATGGCGTGGGTGTCCTCGGTTGCTTGGCGAGCGACGCAGTGGTGCGCTCGGCCTCCTCGCGGCTGGAAAAGCGCAGCCGCTCGCCGGTCTTGCCGTCGATCACCGGGCGCTGGTCGATGAACGCCAGCCAGCCCAGCGCCTGCGGGATGATGGTGATGCGGTGGTCGTCGCTGCACCGCACGGTGAGGCGCGGCGCCGCCTTGTACGGGCGGAAGACCACGCCGTTGGTCAGCGTGATCCTCCCCGTCGGAAGCGGCGCACCATAGGTCGGGTGCTGGACGGCGTGCGCCATCAGAGCGCCCCCGCCTTCCTGAGAGCGGCTCTGGCGAGGCGCCTCAGATTCGAGTCGTCGCTGTCCTTCTCGACCTCGCGCAGGGCGGCCAGCATGTCTGGCACGGCGACGATCTGGGCGGCGATAGCCTCCCAGCCGTCCACCAGCTTCGACCCCATGCAGAGGTCGTCCTCGTCGCGCTTGGCGTTCTTGTAGACGATGCCCCACTGGCCGCCAGCGGCGGCGGCCTGCAGCAGTTTGCGGGGACGGGTGTCATCGGTCGCCATCGTCGGCCTCCACTTCGGTGGCCGCTTCGATCATCCGCTCTTCGTGATCCATCTCCAGACGGTTCACGATGGTGTCGAGGAGATCGGCCTTGCCGCCGTAGCCGCCGTCGACGTCGGCCCACGGCTTGCCGTCGATCGAGACGATCTCGATGTCGACGACGGTGGAGTCGACCGGGCCGGGCGCGGCCTCCGCCCACTCGACGCCGTAGGTGACGACGATGTCGTCCAGCACGGCGGTGACCGTCTCGTTGTGGTCTTCCCACTCCATGTTGCAGGTGTAGGTGTAGCGGCGGCTCAGGGGCATGGGCGGCTCTTTCTTCGGACCCATCAGGGCCTCGACCTTGGCGATGACGGCGGCAGCGTAGTCCGGCAGCGGGCGGTGGCCGAAGCCCGTCTCGCCCGCCCGCAGGCGCTCCAGCATCCGCTCTTCGGACAGACGATTCTCGGTGCGGCTCACAGGCCCCTCACATCGTTCTCGGGGTTGAAACGGGCGTCCAGATGGGCGCTGTCGGCGGCCAGCTTCAGGGCGTGCGCGTGGCACATGCCCGCGATCGCTTCGAAGGACAGGTCGCCAGCCTCGACGCGCGCCTTGGCGGCGGCGTAGGTCGGCTGGGGATCGCGGTGGTCTTGGGAGGACATGGTGGGCAACTCACTTCTGGCGTGTTCGATGGTTGCAACTTAGGGCGAGACGCCGAGTCGCGTCAACAACCAACTTGCCGCATCCGTCACTCTTGATGGTCGCTCACCTTTCTGGCAGCATGCACATATGAAACCGTTTGCTGACCAGATGCGCGACTTCGATGACCGTCGGCGTCACGCCCGCATCCGCGATGACGAACTCGCCGACGAGTCGGGCATCGCCTCCGCCACCATCTCGCGCTACCGGCACGGTCGGCAGCAGCCGAGCGTCGACCGCTGGGCCGAACTCAACTCGGCGCTGGATCGGCTGATCGCCCAACGCCACGAAGAGATCGCGAGCCTCGCCAGTTGACCAAGCCGCCCTATGCCTACCGGCGCGGACCAGGCCAAGGCACGCCCGGCTTCTTCGACCCGCCGCAGAAGAAACGGCGGCGGGCGGTGCGCAAGGTCGGCCAGCCCGAACACAACTTCCAGGCCGCCCATGTCATCCCGGCGCTGACCTGGGCGCTGCCCGACGGCTACGTCTTCACCGCCTCGGCGACCGGCGTGCGCCTCTCGGCGCCCGTCGCGGTGAAGATGAAGCAGGCCGGCGTGCGCCGCGGCTGGCCCGACATCCAGATCCTCTTCCCCGACGGGGTCACCCACTACATCGAGCTCAAGGCGCCCGACGGGAACCTGAGCAAAGAACAGCGCGACTTCCGCGACGCCTGTCAGCGCACCGGGCGCGACATCTGGGCCAAGGCCCGCGATCTCGACGAGGTCGAACATGCGCTGCGCCGTTGGGGCGTGCCGCTGAAGATGCCGCTCAGCCAAGCCAACCGCTACGACGCCTCGACGATCGATATCGACGAGATGCCGTGATGCGCCCGGAGACGGCTGAAGAGCGCCAGGATTGGGCCGACCTCGCCGAGCGCTATCGCATCATCTACCGCCAGAGCCTGCAGCAGCGGCTCGCCACTCAGGGCGCCGACGTTCAGCATTGGTGGGAGGTGGGGCGGCGCATCGGTCCGGCACCGCCGGTGGCGGCCAGCGCCGGACCGAATCACACGCCAGTGTGGCCGCCGACAGCTCGAGGAGATCAAACCCGCCAGCAGCACCTCACGCTAGCCGATCAGGATACGAGCGTCGATGACCCTTGAGGAGCGGCTCCTGGCGGGCATCGAGTTCGACACGAACGGCTGGGGCTGCTGGCTCTGGAGCGGCTACGCCACCCGTGGCTACGGGACGCTGAAGTTTCAGGGCGTCAAAGACCGCGCCCACCGCTGGGCCTGGAAGGCATGGCGCGGCGCCATCCCGGCTGATCGCCCGCATATCTGCCACCACTGCGACACGCCCGCCTGCATCCGCCTCGACCATCTGTTCGCTGGCACGCACGCCGAGAACATGGTCGATCGGCTCCGCAAGGGCCGGCAGGTAGGCACGATCCTACAGGCCGCCGATATCCCCGCGATTCGCGCGCGTGCCGCAGCCGCCGAGATGCTCATCACCATCGCTGCCGACTACGGCGTCGACCCCTGCACCATCAGCGACATCGTCCACCAACGGACATGGCGCCACATCCATTCAAGAGGAGATACCCACATGGCCCGACGTCGCCGCATCGAGTGGTTCACCACCCACCTCGGCGTCCGCGTGACGATCGAGATGATCAACGACGCGCTCTTCCTCGTGCTGAACCCGCCCGCCAAGGCGACCACCACGATGTTGCCGCTCGACGCCACCGATCTTGAGGACTTCAAGCTGCTGATCGACACCGCGATCGAGAAGCTGGCGGCCGAAGATGCCAGCGCCTGACCCGGTGTTCGATTTCCAGCCGCTGGGCGACCGCTGGCAGGTGACCGCTGGCCCCCAGGATCTCGGCGTGGTGGTCGGCGTCTTCGACAAGGAGGCCGACGCCGAAGCGGCGGCCCTCGACCTCAACATGACGCTGCGCTGGCACCTGACGCCGTGGAAGAAGCCATGAGCGACGACATGGAAGTGCGGCCAGAGGAGGTGGTCGCCGTGCGCCAGATCCTGCTGATCGCGCAGGCCGCCGGGCTGGACGACGCCCATCCGGTCAACTCGACGCTGTCGATCCTGGCGAGCGCCTACACCACCGCCGTCATCGCGCTGGTGATGTCGGGCGCGCCGCCTGACCAAGTCAGGGAAGCGGTGCGGTACGACCAAGCACTGACGCTGTCGGCGCTGGACGATGCGGCCGAAGAAACGGCGAAGGCGAACTGAGATGGGCCGGGTCCGCTTCACCACCGCCGAGCTCGTCGCCGAAGCCAAGCGCGAACTGACGCTGCGCAAGCGAGTCTACCCAAATCGGGTATTCGCCAAGCGCATGAGCCAGCGCGCCGCCGACCGGCAGATCGCCCTGATGATCGACATCATCGCCGTCCTCGAGGCGAAGGACGAGGCCGAGCGCCTGATCTGACTGACCTGGGGGGGGGTCTGTGGATGCCGACGATCACACCGTGGACGGCGGTCTTCCGTCCGCTTGACTCCGCGTTCAGGGACGCCGGATGGTCGATCTTTCGCCAGTGGAAGGGACAGCGCGTGCGCGACTCCGAGCGTAGCCAGTCCGCCGCGGTTTAGGGTCGATGTCAGCGCTTGGTGACGAAGCGCTGCGACTGATCAGCCTCGGGTGGCGGGTGTTCCCCTGCCGACCAGGCCAGAAGACACCTCGCACCGAAAAAGGCTTCCAAGACGCCAGCATCGACGCCGCCCAGACGCGGCGCTGGTGGCCGCCGACCAGCCGCTCCAACCTCGCGATCGCCACCGGACCCTTCAGCGGCCTCGTCGTCCTCGACGTCGACACCGCCAAGGGCGGCATGGCGAGCCTTCAGGAGCTCATCGCCAAGCACGGGCCGCTGCCGCGCACCGTCGCCGCCAAGACGCCCAGCGGCGGCGCCCACTACTACTTCGGCTGGCCGATGCGCGGCGGCGTGCGCAACCGCGCCAACTTCCTGCCCGGCCTCGATATCCGCGGCGAAGGCGGCTACGTCGTCGCCCCGCCCTCGACGCTCTTCGTCGCCGCCAGCGGCGAGGTCATCGGCGAGTACGAGTGGCTTACCGACCCGGTGCTGACCCCGGTCGCCGATCTGCCGCCCTGGCTCGAGGAACTCATCCAGCACCACGCCAAGCAGCTGAACGGCGGCCAGCACAACATCGCCCCCGGCCCCAAGCCGATGGGCAAGGCGACCGCCTACGGCGAGGCGACGCTCGACGCGATCTGCGAGGACATCGCCCACGCGCCGCCCGGCACGCAGGAGGTGACGCTGCGCGATCGCACGCTGCGCATCGGCTCGCTGGTCGCCGGCGGCGAGATCGGCGAGGGCTACGCCAAGGCCGCGCTGATCCACGCCGGGATGCAGATGCGCAACGGCGAGGCCCACAACCCCTGGACCGAGTCCGTGGTGAGCGACAAGGTCGAGCGCCACCTGCAGCACGGCATGCGCTCGCCGTCGAAGGCGCCGCCGCGCGACGCCACCAAGCCGAAGCTCCGGGTCGTCAACGGCGGCGGCGGCGCCGCAGCCGCGGCCGCAGCAGAGGCGCCCGCCCAGGATCCGCCGCCCAAGCGCGCCGCGCCCGCGCGCGACGCCTGGATGAAGGGACACAAGTGGCTCTGGACCGAGAAGGGTCACCTGCGCCCGAAGGAAGCCTGGAACCTGCAGCAGATGCTTGAGCATCACCCGGCGCTAGCGGGCATGTTCTACTACGACGTCTGGGCCGACCGGCTGATCATGGTGCGCGGCCTCGCGGGCGATCCGCGCCAGGACTACCCGCGCGAGGTCAGCGACTCCGACGGCGTCGCGCTCGCCGGGTGGCTAGGCCCGAACGGCCACGGACTGAGTACGACCAAAGGCGCCGTCCTCGACATGCTCACCATGCTCGCCCAGCAGCACTGGCGCGTGAACCCACTCACCGACTGGCTCACGACGCTCGCCTGGGATGGGGTCGAGCGGCTCGACACATGGCTCATCCGCTACGCGGGCGTCGACGACTCGCCCTATGTCCGCGCGGTCGGGCGCAAGTTCCTGATCAGCGCGGTCGCCCGCGCGCTGCGGCCAGGCTGCAAGGTCGACACCATGCTGGTGCTGGAGGGACCGCAGGGCATCCGCAAGTCGAGCCTGCTGCGCGCCCTGGCGGGCGGTCCCTCGGGCAAGGATGACGACGACGCCTACTTCGCCGACCAGTTGGGCGGCGATCTTACCAACAAGGACGCGGCGCAGAACCTCCTCGGCAAGTGGGTCATCGAGGTCGCCGAGATGGAGCGCCTGTCGCGCGCCGAAGCCTCGGTCGCCAAGGAGTTCCTCTCGCGCCAGGAGGATCGCTACCGCCCGAGCTACGGACGCATGGTCGTCGAGCGCAAGCGCGTCTGCGTGTTCGCCGGGTCGATCAACCCGATCCTCGGCGGCGGCTATCTGAAAGACGCGACCGGCGCGCGCCGCTACTGGCCGGTGGTGTGCGGGATGATCGACGTCGCCGCCATGAAAGCCGACCGCGCCCAGGTGTGGGCGGAAGCCGTCGACCGCTTCAGCATGGGCGAGCTCTGGTGGCTTGAGGGCGAGGACGAGGTTGCCGCCCGCGCCCAGCAGGAAGAGCGCATCGAGGTGCATCCGTGGGAGAGCGCGCTGGCGAAGTGGATGCCCGACCACACGGGCATGTGGACGCCCGGCGAGATCCTCGAGCATGCGCTGGAGATCATCCCGGCCCGCCAGACGCAGGCGATGAAGACCGACCTCGCCAAGACGCTGACCCGCATGGGCATCAAGAAGCCCGGCAAGGACAACCGGCGCACCATCGGGGGGCGACAGGTGCGCTGCTACCAGATCGGGCCGCCCGACTAGTCGGCCTTGGCCTTGCCCTTGCCCTTGTGGTGTTCCGGTTCCGGCTCAGGCTCTGGCTCAAGCTCAAGTTCAGCTTGCGGCTTGGCCTTGGACTTCGGCGCATCGGCCGGCGGCGCGTAGGCGACGCCGTAGGCGGCCAGCAGATCTTTCGCCTCGTCGACGTTCATCTTGTCGTCGGCGACGTCCTCGGCGACGGCGGCGTTCAGCGCAGCCGACTCCTCGTCGTGCGTGCGCATCTCGGCGCGCGCCTGGGCGACGGCGTTGACGGCGGCATGGGTCTTTGCGGAGAGGACGGCGGGGACGGGCATGGCGAGCTCCAGCGGGGTTGGCGCCCCACCTTAACGCGCGACGCGCCCAGCCGTCTGCCGCGCCGAGATCACCCGGCCGCGCTCGATCAGCGGACGCATGCTGGGATCCTGGCGCAGCATGCGCTGGCGCGCCGGGCGCGGCTGCGAGCGGAACCAGCCGCCGCAGTCGAACGAGCGGCAGATGCGCGGGCGATGGTCGTAGACCTCGCAGCCGCCGGGGCCGAGATGGATGCACGACCCGTCGGGCTTCTGCTTCAGCAGCAGAATCGGCCCCAGCTTCTCGCCCCCCGGTTTGACGATCTCGCCGCCGATCGCCTCGACGTCGTAGAGCTCGACCGGGTCGAGGCCGGGGAACACCGCCACGCGCTGGTGCCAGCAGCAGATCGTGCAGCCCTCGCAGTCCACCTGGGCGTCGGTCGCGAGGTCGGCGTCGCTGAACGTCTCGAGGGTCCGCACGGGCGCGTCTTAGGCGTCGGGCGGCGCCGCGAACACCGGGAAGGCCTCGCGCGTCCAGAAGCGCGTCGTCATCCGCTTGGCCGCCGCCTTCGCGGAGGCCTCGGTGACGAACATCCGCCCCGACATGACGCGCGGCGACAGACCGTTCTGGCCGCCGCTCTCGCGGATCAGCCACGCGACGGGCTTCGCGGTCGCAGGCGCGGCTGCAGGTTTGGGTGCGGGCTTCTTCATGGGTGCGCTCCGATGAGGGCGACGAGGATGCGGGCCAGCGCCAGCCCCAGAAGGAAGCAGCAGGCCAAGTAGATGACATGCCAGCCGCGGCGGCTGATCAGCGGGCCGCGGCGGGCGCCGACCCCGAACGGCAGGTGGTCGCGTTCGGGGCGCCGCGCGATGCGGCGGAAGCGGGGATCCTCCATCACGAGGACGCCCAGCCGAAGAACAGCCACTCGCCGAGCGCGATCTGGATGCAGCCCGCAGGCCCCCACTTGGAGGAGATGCGCGGATCGTCGTTGTCGATCAGTTTCTCGGCGTACTGCGCCTCGCGGCTGACCGGACCAGCCCAACCCTTCACCTCGGGGTCGTGGACGAACGTCGCCGGGACCTCGATCAGCACGTAGTCCTGCTTCTCGGCGAGCGAGCCGGTGTAGCCGCGGTGCCCGTAGTCGTAGAGCGCCTGATCGCGCGCGGCCTGGAAGGCGGCGCGGTGCGTCGCGCCCCGCCCGATCTGGCGGAAGGTTTCGGCGCCCATCACGCGGCCTCCGACATGGTGCGCGCCGCGCCGCTGGCGATCGCCAGCAACAGGTCGCGGAAGGCGGGCGGGGTGGCGTTGCGGATGCGCGTCTTGTGCTTGCCGCCTACCGCCGCCATCACCCCGATGCGGCGCGCCTTGGCGTAGCCGTACCGCTCGACCGCATAGGCCGGGAGCCGCTGTTCGGCAGGCCCCCAGACGAGGTCGGGCAGCTGGGGCGCGACGGCGTAGAGCCACGTGGCCTTGCGGCTGAAGTGACCGTAGTGGCCTTGCTCGACGTAGCAGGAGCGGCCGCCCCAGAGGTCGGGGTCGGTCCAGCCGCCGTGGTGCGACGGCTTGACCAGCCCGAACTCGGCCCACGCCTTGGAGTGCGCCGGATGTTCGATGACGCCGCCCCAGATGCGCACCGCGGCGAGCGCGGCTTCGAAGCAGCCGTCGTCCGCGCCCACCTCGGCGATCTTGCCTGTGATGGGGTGCGAAGCGGCGTAGCGGCCCCACCGCTGGCACGGAGGGTGCGCGACGACCGGGTATGGCCCGGCGTAGCGGCGGGCGTCACGGACGACGTCCCAAGCCTCGACGCCGGGGCAGTTGAAGTAGGCGCCGTCGGTTTCGACGAAGAGCGCAGCGATGGTCATGGCGTGTGTTCCTTGGGTTGGGCGCCCGCCATCCAGGCGAGCGCGGCCTTCCAGGCGAGCCGCTGGTCGGCTTCGAAGGCGGCGACGAAGGCGGCGGCCGCGACAGCGCGCATGCCGCCGAAGCCGCCGTTCGCGAGGCGCGCCTCGTATCCGGCGAGGTTGGGCGAGGTGGAGCGCGTCACAGGAGGTCACCGACGAGGTAGCCGGGTTCGCCTTCGTGCATCAGCACGAAGTCGATGACCCACTGGCCCTTGCCCTCGTAGGACGAGTGCGCGTCGCGCGCCCAGCGCGTCCACTTGGAGCGCAGGATCGCCTCGACCTCGGCGTCGCTGTAGCCGAGATCGACGAGGCCCTTGGCGGCCAGGAACCACTGGCGCGCGCCGTAGGCGTCGAACGAGTAGGCGTCGGCGGTTTCGCGGGCGAGGCGCTGGGCGCGCTGCGTCGGCGTCTCGGTTGCGGTGATGCTCATGCTGCGTCCGCCTCTTCGATCAGGGTTTCCAGATGCGCGCGCCAGGAGGCGACGCAGGCCTCGACGTCCTCGTTGGACGGCAGGCTGTCGCCGTCGCAGGCGTCAGCGCACAGACAAGCGTAGGCGTAGGGCAAGCCCGCCAGTTTGGTGAGCGCGTCGCGCAGCGGGACCTCGCCCGCCTCCTGCGTCTGGGTGAAGCCGCCGCTCTCGCAGTCCACCACGACATGGTAGACGACGCCGTGCGGCCCGAGAGCGGCGTCGAAGCACGCCACCCAATCGGCGTTGCCGACCATCCACTCCAGGCGCCCGTAGGCGTCCAGTTGCGCCATCGCCTGCTTCAGGTCGAAGGCGGCGGCCTCGGCGTAAGCCGTGTCCAAGTCGCGGGTTGGGGTAGTCACTTGATGCCTCCTGGCGTGTGAGGAGTCCTATAGATCATGTCCGACTAGGGTCGTCAATCTCGTTTGACGTATCCGGCAACCAGACGATCACCTCGTAGCCCTCGGCGCGCGTGATGCGCACCGCTACGCACCACGGCAGCAGGCGGCAGATCGCCAGCGCCAGCGCCTCGGCGCTCCAGAGCTCAGGCGGCAGCAGACCGTCCGGGCCGGGCAGATGCGCCAGCAGATCGTGCAGGCCGGCCTTCAGCGCACGCCCGTCGCGGAACGGCTCAGAGATCCAGTAAGCCGCCACCTCCCAGCGGTGGAGGTGGATCCCCTCGTCCATGATCGGATCGTCGTGCAAGGCGACCAGCTGGTCGGTGACGCCTGAGAGCGATCTTGCGCTCCAGGGCGTCGGCATAGGCGCGGCGGCCGCGCCAGCGGTCGCCCCAGAGGGCGTCGAAGGGGCTGTCATAGAGGTGTCCGTTCTGGGCGAGGCTGGTCGAGTCGGCGCCGTCGAACGGGTAGTCGAAGGCGACCTTGATGCCGCGCAACATGTGGGTGGGGTGCCATCGGTTGCCGAAGAAGGCGTCGATCTCCTCCATCCGCTCACGATAGCGCGGGCAGCCCACCTGTTCCTTCTTGGGATCTCCGATCCAGCCCAGCGCCACCTTGTCGTAGCGTTCGCACAGGCGCCCGAGCCTCTGTAGCGGCCCGTCCATATGCCAGACCGGGACGCCGTAGGCAGGGCCGAACGGCCAATCGTAGAGGAGGGCGTCGTTGATCTGGCTCGGCGCGCCTGGGCTGTCGGGCAGCAGCGCCCATCGCCCCGGCTGAAGCCGCGGCTCAAGCCACGCATAGTAGGCGCGCCACCAACCCTGCCGGTCAGCCTCGTCCCACTCCTGGCCCAACCGCATCGCCGCGAACCAGAACGAGGCGCCGCCGTGGTCGTAGCCGATCTGCGCGCAGACCTGTTCCACGGCGTCGACGTCATCGGGCCGGTAGAACGAGACGAAGGCGGCGCGGCCCGGCAGGATATCTAGGAGCGCCGCGCGCGGCGTGAACGGCGTGCCGTGATAGATCGTCGGCGCGGCCCCGGCCAGGCCGGGGGGGCCGGCCTCGAGGTCCCCCCTCACGCAGGCGCCTCGCGCTTCGCCTTCGCCACCGCGAGGCGGGCGGTGTCGCCCCGCCAGCCGCCGCGCGCCTTCAGATCCTCGGCCATGTGGGTGATCGCAGCGGCGACCAGCGGCGCGTGGACGCTGCGCATGTGCGTGACCAGCGCGCCGGTCAGCAGCGCCGTGGTGCGCCAGCCGTGGCCGCTCGGCGCGCGCCCAGGTGGATGCCTCGGCGCGCGCTCCGAGTGACGGCAGAACGGACAGGCGTACACCGTGCCGCCGACGCCGCTGGCCTTGACGATCAGGTGCTGGGCGAGCGGCCTCGTCATGGCGTCACCTGGGCGTCGTCCGCCTCGTAGAGGTCGATGACGTCGCTGGCGATCTCGCCGCCGATCAGCAGCACGGGCATCGGCTCGTTCCCGTACTCCTCGCGGAACTTGTCCGCCCACGCCTCGGGCAGGCCCGCCCCGAACGCCTCCTCGACGACGTCGGCGCGCAGGTTGAGCGGCAGCATCGCCAGGATCGCAGCGATGCCCCGCACCGCCGCGCGCGAGGCCTCGGTCCGGTAGGCGCTGGTTCCCAGCGTCTCCATCGTCACGCGCGGGCTGCCCTCGTAGGGGTCGCGGTCCGCGCTGCGGACCGAGAGGGGTTGGGTGCGAAGGTCGGGGCGCGCCTCGTAGGCGGCCAGTTGCGCGCCCGGCGCGTGCGCGGCCTCGCCCTGCCAGACGAGGAAGAGGCGCCGCCCCTCGGCGCGGTAGACGTTGAACACGGTCATCGTCACAGGCTCATCAGTTTGTGGATGGTGATCTCGGTCAGGCTGTCGTCGCCGTCATAGCGCGGGGCGAGCGCCTTCAGCGCGTCGAGCGCATCGGCGCGGCTCGGGTATGGTCCCCAGACGTCGGGGTCCGAGTTGTCGAAGTAGGCGAGGACGACGAACTGGTCGTCCAGCTGGGCGGGCATGGGGGTATCTCCTCGGTGGTGAGTTCTGGCGCTCGTACGAAGGGGCGCCTGTCACGCGCCCCCTCTCGGCGAACGTCAGTCCTGCCAATCGGCGCCTGCGGCGCCCCAGACGAAGTCGCGCGGATCCTTCGTGCCGTCGCTGCTGACCATGTCCATGAAGGCGTGCGTCGACGCCTCGTCGACGTAGGCCAGCCCGTTCTCCCAGACGAACTCGGCGCTCGCCGGGTCGGCGCAGATCAGCCAGAGCGCGCGCATGATCGCCGGGCTTGTCTCCCGGCTCGCGCCCGTCGCCATCCAGGCGTCGTAGGCCTCGGTGTGTTCGCGCATCACGCCCTCGCCCCATTGTCGGCGAGCAACTGCGTCGCCCAGCCGTTCGAAAGATCGATCAGCCCGTCCTCGTCGGGCGTCTGGCGGCGCAGTTCGGCGACGCAGTCCTCGTCGTCCCAACCGGCCTCGACCATGTCCGCGACGATCTGGTCGCGCACCGCAGGGGTGATGCTGACGTTGTCGAAGCCGTTCCACGTGGTGCCGTGGGCGAGGCCCGCGTAGGTGTCGTCACCGGAGAAGGTGAAGAAGCAGGGGCGCATCAGGCAGCCCCCTCGACGTCGGCGACCGCGCCCTCAGGCGCCACGTGCAGCCACCAGATCGGGGCCGCGCCGCCGCCCGCGACCCACTCCTGGCTGCTGTTCAGGCAGGCGACGATGGGCGCCTGTTCGTCCGCCTGCATCTGGTTGAGGTCGAAGAACCGGCCCAGCGTCAGCACGCTGACCTCGTCGGGGTAGCCGCGCTCCTCGTCGCCGTCCTCGACGAGGCGCACCAGCGTCTCGGGCGTGACGCCGCGCCACTGCGCGTCAGGCACCACGCGCCCGTAGACGCTCATGTCGCAGAGCCACTTGAAGGCGTGGTCGCGCGTCAGGAAGGCGTCCGCGCGCACCGTCTTGCCCGCGATGGTGAAGTGGCAGGGCCAGCCGCCGAGTTGGCGGATCTGCACCTCGGCGTAGTTCAGCGCGTCGGTCGGCGAGGCGAACGCCGCCTGCGCCACAGGCCCGTGGTCGCCGATATCCTGCGCCACCCAGATGACGGCGCGGTCGCGTTGAAAGCGGTCGTACATGGTCTTGATCTCCTCGCCCCGCGCGGGATGCGCGGGGCCTTGGGTTGGGGTTGCGGGGGTGCGCTCAGGCTTTGGCGATCAGGTCGTCGACCTCGGTGATGACGACCTTCTGGTCGTCCTTCACGGGCGGGAAGGCGCGCAGCATCCAGCGGCTGTCCGCCTTCCAGTAGCGCTGCGGCTCGGAGCCGTCGGCGAGGCCCATCTTCCAGGGCTGCTTGCCGCGCCCGTAGTCGGTGACCTTGTACTTGCCGTCCTTCGACGTCCCAGAGGCGTCGAAGCCTTCCATCGCCGCCAGTTGGACGAGGTCGGCGCGCACCGCCGCCGCGCTCAGCGGCACGGCGGCCTTGACCTTGATGGTCATCGACGCGCCGTCGAACGAGGCGTTGGTCGGGGTGATGATCAGCCCGTACTTGGCGGCGACCGCAGCGAGGTGCGTCGAGGCCTTGATGGCGGCGGCGAGGTCGGCGTGCAGCGCCTTGGCGACGGCGCGTTCGATGGTCGTGATGGTCATGGTCGGTAGTCCTTCAGGTTGGCGTGTGGTGGGCCTTGGCCCGGTTGGAACGGTCTGGCCGCTCAGTGAGCGGGCGGCGCCTCATGCCGCCCGCCGCTGAGAGGTCAGCCGAAGATGGCGATATCGCAGAGGTGGGTCAGCCAACCGTCGGTGACGGCGGGGTCGAAGTGTTCGCAGCCCTGCTGGGCCAGCAGCGCCGCCAGCGTCGCCAGCACGCCCGGATGCTCGCCCGCCGCCTCGCAACGCTCGTAGGCGGCGAGGATGGCGTCGCGCACGCCCACCGGACGGTCGGCGGGGAAGAACCCGTAGTCGGGCGCGCGGCGGCGCAGCCAAGCGGTGTGGTCGTCGTCGGTGATGGTGGCGATGATCTCCTCGGTCGGGGCGCCGCAGTCGTGGATGTTGCCGACTGCCTCGGCGAGGTCGGCGCGCATGCCCGGCGTGCAGATGCTCAGGTCGATGCGCACGGGGTAGGCCTGCTGGCCGCGCTGCACGGCCAGGAAGTCGATGATGGTGTTCATCGCCTTGCCGTAGATGCGGGCGCCGTCGATGCTGCGCTCGCCGTTGGCGGCTTCCTCGGCGGCTTCCTCGGCGAAGCCCGCCAGTTGCGCTTCGATCATCTGGTGGTGCGCCTGAGAGCGCAGGGTCAGGTAGGTCATGGGGTCGAGAGTCCTTGGCGTGGGCGCGGCGAAGGCCGCTGAACACCCCGAACATAGGCGTTTTATGACGCCTCCGTCAAGTCGGTTGACCGCTGTGAGTGTCATCCGCGTGCCATATGTTGTCGCATCCGTCCTACCCACTCGTCGCCTCCCGCCCTCGACCCCAGCCGCAGCCGATGCCGGGCGCCAACCAAGCGCACACCACTTAGCAAGTGACTGAGATCGTTGGACTAATCGGCGTTCTTCGTGCCGCGGTCGTGCCTCGTCGCAACTCAGAGGTCGTCTAGGTCGTCTAGACCGTCTGAGCCATAACCCCTTGTTCTCTCTCTCTTTAGACAGTCTAGACATATAAGACAGGTAACAGCGCAGGCCCGCACTAGAGGTGCGACAGCAGTCTCCCAGAGGGGTCGGGGGTGGGGCGCCACGAGACTCACGAGGGGTCTAGTTATTGCCTACTCACGCGCGCACATGGGAGAGTCTTTGGAAGTGCCTGTTTTCTGTCTTGCCCTGACTAACCGCAGTGAAATCAGTGGCTTAGGGTAGACGGCCAGACAGGCCTGTGTCTGACTGCGGGAGGTGTCGATGGCGCGGCCTCGGAGGGTGAACGAGGCGGAGATCAGGCGGGATATCCTCCTGGCGTTGAGTCTCGGCACACCTCTGAGTGTCGCGGCGAGGGCGCATGGGCTGGCGGCTCGGACGGTGAATCACTGGGGTTCGGAGGATCCCGAGTTCGGGGAAGACCTCGCCGGAGCTCGGTCGCTCGGATGGGACGCTCTGGCCCATGAGTGTCTGGCGATCGCCGACGACAGCCGCAACGACTACGTCGAGGCGCTCCGCGATGATGGGACGCCGATGGGCTACCGGTTCGACGCGGAGAACGTGAACCGGAGCCGCCTGCGGATCGAGACGCGGCTGCGCCTGCTGCGGCAGTGGGACTCGGGCCGGTACGGGGAACAGCCCAAGTCGGTGAAGGTCGAGGCGACGGTGACGGAGGTGCGGCGCCATGTCGTCGACCCACGCCTCCTCGACGACGCCCAGCGGGCTGCGCTGCGCAGCCTGCTTGAGGCGGCGGTGTCACAAGGCCTCGTCGAGGTGGACGACGAGGGCGAGGTGCGGCCAGCTGGTCAAGGCAGCGACCTGGGCGCGGTACTGGCGGACGGCGTCGGCTCGGCGCGCCGGGCGCCCAGCCTCGGGCAAATCGGCGAGGATCGGCGCGGCGGGTTCGGCGGCCTCGTCGACGACGAGGACGGCTGAAGCGCCTCGGCCTCGGCGGGCGGGAGCTCGGACCGCCGGCGGCCGGCCGTCCGGTGGCGGATGACCTCGGCGAGCGGCCTTGTCGCATCCGTCCGGTCACGGACGAAGCGCCAAGCCCGCTTGACGCTGTCGGGCGCCGGACCTAGCGTCGCCGCCATGCCCTCGAGCCAGACCGTCCGGCCACTGCACACCTCGCGCCTCGCGGCGCATGGTGGGCGTGGCCTCGGCGTCAGCAACTCAGGCCGCGGCGCTCGGTCAGGCGCCTGCGGCGCCAGGCCGCGGGCCAGTACAGCGCAAGTAGACCTCGAGTATTCGCGAGGCAGCGCCTCGACGACTACTCGGCGTTACTGGCGCGTTACTTGCGCTATACTGTGTCAAGCCCCTGCGACAACGTGTCGCATGCCCCAGCCCTCTCGACCCCCGGGGGGGGCGCGTCCATATGTCGCACTTGCCCGTAGCGAGCCGAAGGCGAGCGGCGCCCCCCCACACCTCCTCTCGAATCCGGGTCCCCCGAACTGGAGCTTAGGCATATGAAGTTGGGTCCCATCCCGGCGGGTCCCTTTCTGAATCCGGGTCCCATCCGCTACGGCACGGTCTGCACGGGCATCGGGGGGTGCGAAGCGGCCATAGCCGCCTCCCCGGCCCTGGCCGCCCGCCTGACGCCGGCCTTCATGTCGGAGATCGAGGCGTTCCCGCGCACCATCCTCAAGCATCACTACGAGGACACCCCCCTGCATGGCGACTTCAGGACGATCACAGCGGCGCAGCACGGGCCAGCCAGCGCCGGGTCAATCCGACTTTTGGTCGGCGGGACTCCTTGCCAGTCCTTCAGTGTCGCGGGGCTCAGAGGCGGCCTTCAGGACGAGCGTGGAAACCTGGCGCGAGAGTTCCTTGCGCTGGCTGACCGACTGCGCCCCGAGTGGTTGGTTTGGGAGAACGTCCCCGGTGTCCTGTCGAGCAACGGCGGACGGGACTTTGGTTCCTTTCTTGGGGGGCTGGGCGTCATCGGGTATGGGTGGGCCTACGCCACCCTTGACGCTCAGTACTTCGGCTTGGCGCAGCGGCGCGCGCGTGTGTTCGTTGTCGGACGTCTTGGAGACTGGCGAGGTCCCTGCGCGGTACTTTTTGAGCGCGCGAGCTTGTCGGGGGATCCTGCGCCGCGCCGAGAAGCGGGGCAAAGAGCTTCCCGTCCAGTTGCGGGAAGCTCTGCAACAAGCAGCGGGTATCGCAACGACGCCGATCGCGCCGACGACCTGATCCCGGCGCCCACCCTCTCGCACCCCCTGGCGCAGGCGCTGACCCAAAGCGGCCGCGGCGTGCAGCGGGTGGGCGAGCCCAGGGGCCAGGACCCGGTGATCGCCACCCAGGCCCCGCCCCAGGTGGTGGGCTCGATGCCGGCGAGCGGCGGCACCGAGAAGAAGCACGGGCATGGCTGGGGCCAGCAGGAGTGGGAGTCGGGCTACATCCAGCCGGTCGAGGCCGCGCCGTCCCAGGTGCACGGCCCGTCCGCCCCGACGCCGGCGCTGGCCTTCAAGCCTGGGCAGTCGGAGCGTGCGGGCGGCATCACGGCGACGCAGGAGTTTGCGCCGACGCTGCAGGGCCAGGACAACAACCTGATCCCGGCCATCGCCTTCGCGCTGCGCGGCCGCGCCGAGGGCGCCCAGCCCGAGATCCATCGAGACGGCGACCAGGCCAGCGCGCTCAGAAGCGCTAGCGGCGGCTCGAGCCGCGACTACGTGGCGTTTCAGGCGAACGGGCGGGACGAGGTCAGGCTGCAGGGCGGCGATGGCGACCAGGCGGGGAGTCTCGCGGCCACGGGCGGGGTGCGGCGGGGCACGACGACGCTGCTGGCCTTCGACACCACCCAGCTGAGCCACCCGGAGAACCGCTCCAACCCGAAGCCGGGCGGCCCCGCCCCGACGCTGGCCCCCGGCGCGAGCGCGCCCGCCATCGCCTTCTCGATCGTCCCCGAGGGCGGCCAGGGCAGTGCGCTCAGGGCCAGCGAAATCACCACCGCGCCCGCCCTCACCCCGACCGCGGAGGGTCGCTCCACCGACCGCGGCGCCCGCATCGTGACCCCGGCGCCGCAGGGCTTCACGCTGCACGGCGCCGACCAGACGGTGTCGACCGCCAGCCCGACCGAGCTCGCGGCGGCGCTGCGCGCCCGCACGCCTGGGAAGATCGAGAACGCCACCACGACGGCGGTGCTGGCGCCTGCGGCGCCGACGGCGAGCGCGGTGCGCCGCCTGACGCCGACGGAGTGCGAGCGGCTACAGGGCTTCCCCGACGGCTATACGCAGGTGACCTACCGGGGCAAGCCGGCGGCGGACGGGCCGCGGTACAAGGCGCTGGGCAACGCCTTCGCGGTGCCGGTGATCGGCTGGATCCTCGAGCGCCTCGTCCTCGTCGATGATGAGTTCGCGCAGCTTCGGGCGGAGGGCAGGCTATGAGCGACCCGTTCCGCGTCGAGGGCCCGGCGCTGATCAGTTTCTCGGGCGGGCGGACCAGTGCTTACATGCTCTGGCGCATCATCCACGCCTGGGGCGGCTACCTGCCCGCCGACGTCGTGGTGCAGTTCTGCAACACGGCGAAGGAGCGCGAGGAGACGCTGCGCTTCGTCCACGAGGTGGAGAGCCGCTGGGGGATCCGCGTCCACTGGCTGGAGTGGCGGCCGCGCCCGACCGAGGCGCTGCGCCCGTCGCTGGCGGCCTGGCTGGATGCCGATCCTGACCGCGCCTACCTCGTCGAGCCGGTCGGCTACGCGGTGGTGGGCTACAACTCGGCAAGCCGCGCCGGCGAGCCGTTCATGGCGCTGATCGCCATGAAGCAGTACGCGCCGAACGCGGTGACGCGGTTCTGCTCGATGACCCTGAAGGTGGAGACGGCGAAGCGCTTCGCGCAGCGGGACCTGGGCTGGACGCACTGGAAGAACGTGGTGGGGCTGCGCCACGACGAGGGCCACCGGGTCTTGAAGGCGCTGGCGCGCAACGACGCGGCGAAGGAGCCGTTCCGGGCGGTGATGCCGCTGGCGAACGGGCGCATCACCAAGCGCGACGTCTTGGACTTCTGGTGGGGCGAGGGCAGGAGCTTCCAGACCCGGGTGCATCCGCAGGGCTTCGACCTCGAGCTTCGCGACTACGAGGGCAACTGCGACCTCTGCTTCCTGAAGAGCCGGGAGAAGAAGGTCACCATCATCCGCGAGAACCCGGGGGTGGAGGCCTGGTGGGTGGCGGCGGAGGCGCTCGCCAAGCAGAAGGCGACGGGGCTGGGCGGCCAGTTCGTGACCGAGTACGGCGTCGCCGAGCTCGCCGAGGTGGCGCACGGCCAGGGCTTCTTCGACTTCGCCCAGAACGCGCCCTCGCTGGCCGAGGGTCCCGACGAGGACGAGCACGACGTGGAGTGCGGGCTGATCTGCGGCTGAAGAGGAGAGGCCGGTGGCGACGGTGGCAGAGCGGTCCGACCGGGTGATCCGGGTGACGATGACGACGCCCGAGATGGTGGACGCCTACGCGAAGGCGGGCGCGCGGCAGATGCAGGACGTCGAGGAGAACCGCCGCACCTACGACGGCACCGTCAAGCAGGCGGCCTTCAATCAGGTGATCGGCTGCGTGGTCGAGAAGGCGGCGGCCTTCTACTTCGACGAGCCGTGGGACGGGGCGCTGGGCGACTTCGCGGCGCCGGACGTCGGGCGCGGCCGCACCGGCGTCTACACGCGCGGCACCCTGAACCAGGGCGGCGACCTGATCCTCAGACCGCGCGACCTCAAGCACGGCGACTCGCCGTGGCTGCTCGGCATCTGGAGCGCCGGCCATGTGGTCTGGCTACTCGGCTGGCGCTGGGGGCGCGAGGTGACGGTCGACCGGTGGAAGCGCCAGACCCGGTACGGCGAGGACATCTGGTACATGCCGCAGAGCGAGCTCTGGCCGCTGGCGGACCTGAAAGCGTGGCGCGAAGAGGAGATGGAAGATGCGCGAAGACGAGCCGACCCAGATGCGGCGCCTGTTCAAGGCGGCGGTGGCGGAGGTGGCGGCCGATGACGGCAGCTACTGGGACCACCTCAACCTGACGCTGGGCTGGCTGCTCGGCGCCAAGCTGTACGGCTGCGCGGCGGCGGTGCGGCGTGCGATGCACGAAGCGGGGGTGGAAACCGGCGGCCTCCTCGAGGGGCTGCTCAGGGAGGATGCCGACCAGAAGAGTTGACTTATAAGTCAACACCCGAAGAGGAGACGGGAAGATGGACGAACGACTGAAGCCAGAGAGCCTGCTGATGGTGGGCGACACGCCCGATCCGTTCACGGTCGAGTCGCACCTGATCCTGGCGGTGATGAAGATCCCCGCGCGCGACGGCCTCGGCACGGTGCTGCCGCGCAAGCTGATCACCGACGCCGCCCAGGCTGCCGAGACGGCGATCGAGATCATGCTCGGCCACCACGAGCACACCACCTTCCTGCCGACCGGAGACGGCGCATGAGCCGCCCGAAACTGCCGCCGATGGAGCCGCTGCGCACCTCGTTCAAGCCCGAGGGCACCGAGCCGGGCGCCGACGCCTTCCTGGCCGAGTGCCGCCAGTTGGCGCTGACCGCCGACCCGAGCCTGGCGAAGGACGTCACCGAGGCCGAGCTCGTGCAGACCACGGTGAGCTTGGCGGTGCAGCGCATCCTGCACTGGGCGCAGCGTCACCGCGGCGACTCGGGCCACCCCGACGACATCCCGACCCACGCCCTGCTGGGCGTGGTGACGGCGGTCGGCATGGGCGCGGCGCTGTTCTCGTACGACCCCGACGACGTCGCGCGCACCAGCGCCGAGGTCATCCGGCGCTCCTGGCGGCGCACGGTCGACTACGAGCTCGACCGTGACCGCAGCGGCCCGAAGGGGCCTTGGGACGCATGACCGAGGACGAGAAGAAGGCCGCCCTCGCGGTCGGCGACATCGTCGAGGTGACCTCGCCCGCCTCGGCCAGCGACGGCTCTGGCATCTGCTTCACGCGCGCGCTCGCGGTCGTGCATGAGATCCGCGCCTGGGGCGTCCTGGCCTGCATCCCGGTGCCGTGGACGGAGCCGCACGCGATCATCCCGATGCGGCTGGCCTGGGAGGACTTCGACCTGACCGGCGGCAAGGTCAGCCTCTACCCGGCCGACGAGACGCCATGACCGACCAGGCGCAGGTGGCGAAGATCGTCCCGGTGTCGGGCAACCCGTACCTGAAGGCGCGCGTCGACATCGCCTTCCCATCCGGGTTGATCATCCACGGGATCAGCGTCTTCCGCCGCCAGGACGGCGAGCTCTCGGTGGGCCTGCCCAACGCCCCGATGGTGGGCCAGGACGGCAAGGCGCTCGTCGATGACCGCGGCAAGCGCCGCTACACGCCCACCATCAGCTTCGCGACCGGCACGGCGCAGGACCGCTGGCGCTCCGAGGTGCTGGCGGCGATCAAGCGCCTGCCGCCCGACGCGATCGACCGATGAGGTTCCGCGAGCGCGGCAAGGACAAGCCGACGATCGAGGTGGCGGGGCGCCCCGAGCTCGTCGCCTACCTGCGCGAGCTCCTGCTGCCCTGGCCGACCGCGCCGGATCCCGTGGGCATCCGCACCCACGCCGACCCGATCCCGACCGACTGGGGTCCGACCTTCGTGGTGATCCTGCCCGGCTACGGGGTGATCGGCTACACCGACGCGCCGGTCTAGCGCAGGCCCAGCGCGACGTAGACGACGAACGCCAGGAGGGCGATGGTCACGGCGACCACGATCAGCGAGCTTGGTCGCATGGGCCAGCGTGTACTCATCGACTACGCCGGGGTGGAGATCGACCCCAGCCAGCAACTCCTCGAGATGAACGCCTACGACTGCGAGGAGTCGTTCTCCACCTTCACCCGGTCGGCCTGGAAGCAGATCGACCCCGCCCCGTTCCGCGACGGCTGGCCGCTGGAGGCGATCGCCGAACACCTCGAGGCGGTCGTCGACGGCCAGATCACCCGGCTGATCATCAACATCCCGCCCAGGTCCGGCAAATCGACGCTCTGCAGCGTCTGCTTCCCGTCGTGGGTCTGGTGCCAGGCCTTCGACTCGCCGACCAGCGGGCCGGGCTGCCAGTTCGTCTACGGCTCCTACGCCGAGAAGCTGAGCCTCCGCTTCAGCCTCCGCAACCGCCGCCTGATCAACACGCGCTGGTATCAGCAGCGCTGGGGCAAGCGCTTCGCGCTGCTGACCGACGAGAACACCGCCCACCGCTTCGCCAACGACCGCGGCGGCGAGCGGCTGGTGACCTCCATCGGCGGCACCGCCACCGGCTTCGGCGGCAACATCTTTATGATCGACGACCCCAACGCGGCGAACGAGGCCTTCTCGGAAGCGGCGATCGCCGAGGTGATCGACTGGTGGGACACCACCGCCTCGACCCGCCTCAACGACCTCGACGCCGGCTCGTTCGTGATCATCCAGCAGCGCCTCGCCGAGAACGACCTCACCGGCCACGTGCTGGAGCAGCAGATCGGCGAGTGGCAGACGCTGATCCTGCCGATGCACTACGACGCCGACCGCTACTACACGACGTCGATCGGCTGGTCGGACCCGCGCGCCACCCAGAACGGCGGCCCCGGCGAGGGCGCGCTGCTCTGGCCCGAGCGCTTCAGCGACCGGGCGGTGAAGCTGCTGGAGCAGACGCTGGGCCCGTTCGCGGCCGCGGGCCAACTCGAGCAGAGCCCGAAGCCGAAGGGCGGCGGGGTCATCAAGTACGCCTGGTGGAACGCCTGGGAGGCCGAGCAATACCCGCCGATGGACTTCATCCTGGCGTCGCTCGACACCGCCTACACCGAGCGCACCGAGAACGACTACTCGGCGCTGACCGTCTGGGGGATCTGGAGCCACGGCGTCGAAGCGGTGCCCGGCCGCTACATCAACCACGACGGGCGGCCGGTCTACATGGGCGAGCGGACCTACGACGAGCCCGCGCCGCGGGTGATGCTGATGCACGCCTGGCAGAAGCGCCTCGCCCTGCACGAACTCGTCACCACGACGGCAGACACCTGCAAGCGCATGAAGGTCGATCTGCTGCTGATCGAGAACAAGGCCTCGGGCATCTCGGTCAGCCAGGAGATGGTGCGCCTCTACGCCACCGAGCCGTGGGGCGTGGAACTGAACGACCCGAAGAGCGCCGACAAGCTCAGCCGCCTGCACTCGGTGGTGCCGCTGTTCGCCCCCGAGCTCAAGGAGAAGCGCGACGGCGCCGGGCGCATCATGCGCGATTCGAACGGCGAGGCGCTGCTGGTGCCGGTGCGCGAGGGCATCGTCTACGCACCATCCCTACCGGGGATGCCGACTTTCCGGGTGTGGGCCGAGGAGGTCTGTCGCCAGGTCGAGTCCTTCCCGCACGGCGCGCACGACGACCTCGTCGACACCGTCTCCCAGGCGCTGCGCTGGCTGCGCGACCGGGGGATGCTGACGCTGCCCGCCGAACGGCTTGTCGCGATCGAAGAGGCCAAGCAGTATACGAGGCAGCCGGAGCCCCTCTATCCTGGCACCTGACGCGCTGCGCCCCCCCGGCTCACCGTTAAGGACACCGCAAGGATGGGGGGCTTCGGCAACCCCCGGAGGGCGCCATGCAGATGGAGCAGCCCCAGGTCCTGGCGCAGGCGATCGTCGATGTCGGCAAGTTCGACTGCCCGGTGGGCATGACGCCGTTCGTGGTGACGGTCTGGGGCGAGGTGAGGGGCGGCAAGCAGCTACCCCGGCGCCGCTACGAGATCGCCGCCAACATCGACGATGCCGCCGCCCAGCGCGGCCTCGACCTCTACGAGGCCGAGTTCGAAAGGCCGAACTGAGATGGCGCGCCTGAAGAGCGTCCCGATCGTCGAGATCACCCTCACCGACTTCTGCAAGGCGGACGGCGGGCGCATCCTCACCCGCGAGGAGGTCCCCGAGCCGCCAGCGAGCGCGGTGCGGCATGGCGAGGTGATCGACGCCGAGGTCGACGGCGTCCACCAGCGCTGGCGCTACGGCCCCGACGGCCTGATCCGCTACGTGACCTACGGGCCGCCGCGCGCCGAAGACATGGGCGCTGGCGACAAGATCATCGCGGTCTGGGAGGCCTGAGATGGCGCGCGGTCCGCTCCGCGGCTTCGGCCGGGCCAACCTGCGGCTGGTGATGCCAGACGCCGACCCGGTCGGCGACGACATCATCGTCGACGTCGATCCCAACGAGGACGCCGACAGCCCCGAGGTCAACACCGACGGCGAGGTGCTCTCCATCGAGCACGGTGACGGCTCCGTCACCATCTCGATGAACGACAAGCCGCTCTACGGCATCGGCCACAACCGCCAGCAGGAGTGGTTCGACAACCTGGCCGACGAGATCGGCGAGCGCGAACTCGGCACCCTCACCGAGACGATCATGCGCGGCATCGACGACGACATCCAAAGCCGCAAGGAGTGGATCGACACCGTCGCCACCTTCATCAAGCTGCTGGGCGTCACCATCGAGATCCCGGGGCTGCAGGCCACCGTCGACGGCGCCCCGGTCGAGGGCATGTCGAAGGTCCGCCACCCGCTGCTGCTGGAGAGCGTGCTGCGCTTCCAGGCCAACGCCCGCGCCGAGCTCCTGCCCACCGACGGGCCGATGAAGATCCGCAACGACTCGTCGGGCGGCGCCGAGACGAACCTGAGCGCCGACGCGCTCGAGCTCGACATGAACCACTACCTGACGGCGCACGCCACCGAGTACTACCCCGACACCGACCGCATGTTCTTCCGCCTGGGCCTGGAGGGCACCAGCTTCAAGAAGGTCTACCGCTGCCCGCTGCGCATGCGCCCGGTCAGCGAGACGGTGACCGCGGTCGACCTGATCGTCTCCAACGACGCCACCGACCTGGCGAACGCCCGGCGCGTGACGCATCACATCCGCATGTCGCCTTCGACGGTCAGGCGCATGCAGATCATCGGCGCCTACCGCGACATCGACCTCGAGACGCCGGTCCCCACCGATCTCAACGCCGCCGAGCGCGAGGCCAAGCACCAGCAGGGCATGGCCGAGGACGTCCAGAACCCCGAGGACCGCGATCGCGACCTCTACGAGTGCTATGTCGACCTCGACATCCCCGGCTACGAGCACCAGTGGAAGGGCAAGGCCAGCGGGCTGGAGATCCCCTACCGGGTGACCCTCGACGTCACCTCGCGCCAGGTGCTCTCCCTTGTGCGGAACTTCGACAAGCCGAAGGACGACAACGAGCTCCCCAAGGCGCGCAAGGTCTTCGTCAAGTACACCTACGTCCCTGGCCTGGGGTTCTATGATCTTGGCCTCGGCCACATCCTCGGTAACACCAGCAACGCCATCACCGCTGCTTGGCGCGAGATGCTGGACAACGGGATGTTTTCGAACTTCCCGGGGTTCCTCATCGCCAAGTCTTCGACGCGGCAAACAACGAGCATCGTGCGGGTGCCGCCCGGTGGTGGGCAACCTATCGATACTCTTGGCAAGCCGATCTCCCAGGCGGTGATGCCGCTGCCCTACAACACGGCGCAGATGCCGCCGCTGATGCAACTGGTCGATTCGATGGCGACCACCGGGGCGCGGATCGGCGGCACCGCGGAGATCCAAGTCGGCGAGGGCAAGCAGGACGCGCCGGTCGGCACCACGCTCGCTTTGATCGAGCAGGCGACGAAGATCGAATCGTCCGTCCACAAACGACTGCACTCGAGCCAGGCGGAGGAGTTCAAGCTGCTGGTGGACTGCTTCCGCGAGCACCCGGAGGATTTCCTGAACGGCGAACTGCCGTCGGGCAACCCGTGGGACGAGCAGACCTTCCTGGCCGCGATCTCCACCTGCGACTTCGTCCCGCAGGCCGACCCGAACACCGCCTCGCACCTGCACCGCGCCATGAAGGCGATGGGGATCAAGCAGTTGCAGGGGCAGAGCCAGAGCCTCTACGACCCGATCGCCGTCGACACGTACGTCTTGAAGACGATGGGCATCAACGACCCCAGCCAGTTCTTCGTGCCGCCGAGCGCGATGGGCCAGCCGCCGCCCGAGATGCTCGAGATGCAGGCCAAGATGAAGGCCCAGCAGCAGACCGCCGACGCCAAGACCACCGAGGCGCAGGCCCGCATGCACACCGCGCAGGCCAAGTCGGCCGAGCTCCAGGCGAAGATCCAGCAGGGCGGCTTCGCCAAGGCCGGCCAGGGGGGCCCAACCCACCTCGACGCGATGGAGACGCGCGCCAAGCTGGAGGACACCCAGACCCGCCGCATGGACGCCGAGACGCGCCGCCAGGCGCTGGTCGCCAAGGCCCACGAGGCCGCGCTCCAGAGCCGCGACCGCGAGCAGGACCGCGCCTCCGAGGCCAACTCCGACCGCGTCGACCTGATGAAGGCGATCCTCGGCCACCACGCCGCCGCCGCCGACACCGCGGTCGGCCACCAGCACGAGGCGCGCGAGAACGCGCTCGACCGCGCCGCCGACGTCCGCCAAGCGGAGATCCAGGCCAGGGCGGCCGAGAACGACAAGAGCGGGGATTCGGACTAGATGGCTGACATGGACGACCAAGCCATCCACCTGCTGCAGTCCCGGCTCGCGAGGGCGCGCATCCTGATCACCCCCACCTTCGGCCAGCCGTCGGTGCATGATCTGCAGCGCGCCGAGGAGCACCTGACGGCAGCGGTGGAGACGCTGCGCGAGTGGCTGAACCCCGACCCGCTGCCGATCGTCGCCAACCACCGGGTGGATGCGACCGACACGCCGCTCGACGCGCGACGCGGCGGCTCGACCAGCGTCGCCATCACCCGGCTGATCGAGGAGGTGCGGTACGGCGCCGTCACCGATCCCACCGCCTACAACCGCGTCTACAACAGGCACAACCGATGACCGACGTCCGTGCAGACCTCCTGAAGAGCGCCCTCTCCAACCTGAAGACGGCGCTGGGGCTCTTTGTCGAGGCGCAGACCCCGGGCGGGCAGGTGCCGCCGCTGGCGGTGCTGGAGCGCGCGCACCAACTCACCACCGAGGCGCAGTTGGGGTTCGAACGCCTGCTACAACCGCCCGACCCCTACGCCGACAAGGCCCTGCGACCGGGCCTCGGCTACGCTGGCAACGTCGGCGCCGCCGACCCCGGCGACGGGGCGCCGCTGACTTCGATCAATCATCCCGGTTGGCCCAAGGAGAACACCGATGGCTGACGGCGCTTCCGCAGCAGATGCCCAATCCTATCGCGAGGCGATGCGCTCCAAGGCCGAGCGCCTGGGCGGCGGCGAGGACGCGGTGAACGTCGACGCCTCCGACTTCACGCCGGCCGAGAAGCTCTACGCCGGGGTGAAGACCGGCATGCGCCCGGTGAGCCGCCAGGCCCGCAAGTCAGGCGGCAAGGTGATGGGCATGCACGCTGGCGGCAATCCCGGCCGCAGCCCGCGCAAGGGCGGCGGCAACGTCGGCGCCAGCTACGTCAACCGCGACTCGAAGGCGGCCGACGCCGAGCGCGAGGGCCACTACCCGAACGGCGGCATGCGCCGCGGCGGCCGCACCCACAAGGCGGGCGGCGGCCTCGGCATGTTCGGCGGCCTGCTGCCGATGGCGATCGATGCGATGAGCGGCGGCGACAAAGACAAGGATGATGACGCGCTCGGTCCGACCGCGGCGGCGGCCGGCAAGGCGCGCGGCGGCCGCACCGGACGCGCCGAGGGCGGCTATCTGCCCCGCGAGGGCGGATCCTCCGCGACGCGGGGCCTGAAGACCAAGACCGGCTCCTCGGCGGTGGAGACGGGCGACCGTCCAGCCTCGGAAGACGGTCGGCTGGGCCGCGCCAGCGGTGGCCGCGTCGCCAAGCAGGGCGGCGGGCCGCTGGCGACGCCGCTCGCCGCGGGCATGGGCGGTCAGGGCCGCCTCGGCTTCAACTTCGGGCCGCAGCAGTCGATGGGCTCGAGGCTGGGCATCAGCACCGGCGGCCGGGCGGTGGCCCGCGCCCGCTACGGACGCGCGCCCGGTGGCCGCGTGGCCCGCGCCGACGGCGGCAAGGTCGAGAAGAAGGTGCTGGCCGCGCACCACGCCGAGCACGAGGCGATGCGCGAGGGCAAGGCGGACGGCGGCTCGATCCGCGACGAGGTGAGGACGGAGGCCAAGAAGGGCGGCCACGGACCGGACTGCGGCTGCCCGCGCTGCACGGCCAGGAAGGCCAAGGGCGGCCTCTTGAAGGAGTTCGACGCCAAGAAGCGCGCCGAGGGCGGCCGCACGGCGCGCGCCAAGGGCGGCAAGGCCGGGACGAAGATCAACATCGTCATCGCCCCCGGCGGCGCCAATCCGCAGCCCGCAGCCCCGCCGCCTGGGATGGGTCCGCCTGGCGCTGGCCCGATCCGCCCGCCCGGCGTGCCGATGCCGATGCCGGGTGGACCCCCCGCCGGCGCGGCGCCGCCGATGCCGATGCCGATCCCGGTCCCGATGGGTGGCGGCGCCCCAGGTGCACCGCCGATGCCGCCACCGCGCAAGCGCGGCGGGCGCGCGCCGAAGGTCGGTAGCCAGCCGCGCGCGGGCGGCGGATCCGGCCTCGGGCGGCTGCAGAAGACCCATGCAGTCTCGGGCGGCGTGGCGCACGAACCGTAAAGGCGCGCCGGATGGCGGATCTTGATGACGATGGACTCTACGAGGTCGGCAACGACGGGCCGCTGATCTTCATCCGCCGCGGCGATGCTCGCATCACGCTGCCGACCACGATGTACCGGCCGCTCGTCGCGGCGCTGATCATGGCCTACGAGGACGCGCGCGCCGTCGAGTACGGGCAGCAAGGCTTCGGCTGATGGCGATGGCGGCCCAGTTCGAAGCGGTCCTCAAGCAGCGCATCGCCGAGGAGCGCGAGAGTGCCGTCGAGGATCTCGCGAAGGGCGGACCCGAGGACTACGCCGCCTACCGCCAGACGGTCGGCTTCATCCGCGCACTTGATCAGATCGACGAGTGGTGCGCAGACGTGACGCGCAAGTTGGACGAGAGGTAAGCGCGATGCCCGCAACCGCCTTTGCGCATGACGTCGATCCAAAAGCCAAGCTGATCGAAGCGGTCGGCGACGTCACCGACGTCGAGGTGTTCCACAATCAGGTGCTCTGCGCGGTCTACATCGCCCCGGAGAAGACCAGGGGCGGCATCATCCGGCCCCCATCGAACATCGAAGAGGACCGCTACCAGGGAAAACTGGGCCTGATCCTGAAGTGCGGCCCGCGCGCCTTCGAAAGCGACACCAAGTGGACCTGGCCCGAGGACATGGGCGAGGGCGACTGGGTGTTCTACCGGGTCAGCGACACCATCGCCTGCACCATCAACGGCCAGTCGTGCCGTCTCATCGACGACATCGATGTGAAGGGGCGGGTGCAGCAGCCGGATCGCGTGTGGTGATGCCCGAAGAAGACCTCGCGCGGTTCGTCGAGAGCGTGCTGATCACGCTGATCGACGCGCGCGACCGCGCTGGCCTGAAGATCGTGCTCTCCGACGACATGAAGATCACCATCCTGGCCGGCGCGATCACCGCGGTGATGAACCGACGCACTGATTTCGAGCTTTTCCGGCCCATAAGCCTCGGGCCGGGCGGGGAAATCCGTTTCGGAGAGTGATCGATGGCTGGTCCCGACGATTCCATCGACGTCGCGCTTGAGGAGCTCGAGCGCGAGCCGCTGCCGGACCGCACCCGCGATCACCCACCCCCGCCGCCCGACGACGAGATCGAGATCGAGCACGCCGAGGATGGTGCGCCTGAACCGGCAGCGGCGGCGCCTGCGCCGGAACGACCGCGCGAAATCCCGGCCGATGAGGGCATCGAAGCGCTACGCGCGCGCTTGCAGGCGTCCGAAGCCGCCACCCGGCAGGCCAACGACCGCGCCCAGGCCGCCGAGCAGGCCCGCCTCGACGCCACGGGTCAGACCCAGGACGCCAACGTGCAGTTCCTCGAGACGGCGCTCGGCGGGCTGAAGCAGGGCATCGGCGTCCTGAAGGCCAACCTCGCCGAGGCCTACGCGGTGCAGGACTTCGCCGCGGTCGCCGACATCCAAGTCGAGATCAGCCGCGCCGCCCAGCGCGAGTCCCAGATCGAGGCGGGCCTCGAGCAGTTGAAGACGATGCCGCGGCAGCCGCCGCCGCCGCCGCAGCAGTTCGACCAGGTCGAGAACGTCGCCAGGCAGCTGACCCCCAACGCCGCGAACTGGATCCGCCAGCACCCGACCTACATCACCGACCCGCGCAAGAACGCCAGTCTGATGAGCGCCCACTACGACGCCATCGGCAAAGGCATCGAGGCGGACAGCCCGCAGTATATCGCTCACGTGGAGCGTACTCTCGGCCTGGGAGGCGATGCTCCGACCGCGCCCAGGCCGAGCTTTGTTGAGGAGAGGACCCCCGTGCCAGACACCCGTCCCAAGGCCCCGCCGCCGGCGGCGCCGGTCAGCCGCGCCAACGGCGGCGCTGGCAACCCGACGCGGGTGACGCTGACCCGCGAGGAGCGCGAGATGGCCCGCGAGCTCTTCCCCGACGAGCTCGCCGCCGACCCCTCCGGGCGCAAGTCCGAGCAGGCCTACGCGCGCAACAAGCTGATCCTCACGCGCGAAGGCAGGATGAACTGAGATGGCGACCACCCCGCGCGGAACCCGCCCGCCCCGCCGCAAGCCCCCAGCCCGCAAGCCGCGGGCGCGCCCCGAGCCCGATCTCAACGCCGAACTGAGGCAGGTGATGAGCGCCGACGCGCCCATCGAACCGAAGCTTGAGACGGTGGGCCAGGCCGACGCGCTGCTCGACGATCTGCCGCCCGACGCCGGTCCGGCCAGTGTTTCACGTGAAACAAAAGCTCAACCGCAGCCGCGCATGGTGCGCCCCGATCCGCGCGGCGAGCCCCGGCCCGAGATGCGCGCCGCCGCGGCGCCGCACGAGATGTCGTCTCGCGAGCAGGCCGAGGCGCGCGCCGCCGAGATCCTGGGCCACCTCGAGGGGGCGCTCGACGAAGGGCCGGACGAGCTCTCGCTCGACGGCATCGAAGTGCCGGACGGGTGGACGTACGAGTGGAAGAGGAAAACGGTCTACGGCAAGGAGGACCCGCACTACGACTCGCGCCTGGCCCGCACCGGCTGGGAGGAGGTGCCGGCGAGCCGCCACCCGGCGATGATGCCGAAGGGCCACCGCGGCGGCATCATGCGCGAGGGCCTCGTCCTGATGCAGCGCCCGGAGATGGTCACCAAGCGGGTGAAGCAGATCATGTACAAGCGCGCCCGCGACGCGGTGAAGCTGAAGGAGCGCCAGTTGAACGAGGGACCCGAAGGCACCTTCCCGCGCGTCGACGAGTCGGGTCGCCCCACCGCCCGGGTGCGGACCAGCTATACCCCGGTCGATCCGGCGATGATTTCGGTGCCGGACGCATAGGATCTGCATAATCTGGACCCGGATTCGGGAAAGAGGAGAGCCCGATGACCAACGTCTACGACGGCCCGCCGGACGACCGCCAGAGCGACGACCCGGCCATGCCGACCAGCCGCTTCCGGCCGCGCTATCGGGCGCTCACCGAGGAGGAGAAGCGGCTGCACGACGCCATCAAGGCCAAGGCCGAGGAACTGGAGCGGCTGATCGACCGCAGCGTCCCCGCCGACTTCATCCCCGTCGGCGCGGCGCGCTACCACGCGCTGGCGATCACCAGCCTAGAGCAGGCAGTGATCTGGGCGGTGAAGGGTCTGACCGCGTGAAGTGGTTCGCGCTCTGGATCGGCCTGTCGTTCGTGTTCGGCCTGATCTGGGCGGCGTGGCGCTGGCCCAACCACCACGACGATCCTGACGACCCTGACTTGGAGGGGCTCAGTTGAACCGCTGGCTGATCCGCACGGCGCTCACCTGGGGCTCGTTCCTCTACACCTGGGCCGTGGTGCGCTGCCTGCTGGCCGAGCCTTACGATAGGCATCTCGATCCGCCGCCGGTCAGGGACGGACCACGCGCCGCCAAGTTGATCGGCGTCGAACTGAAGGCGATCCCGCGCGAGGTGCGCGCCAACATCGGCTACCACGACGCCGAGGTGCGGCTGCAGACCGAGCGGCTGACGCGCCGCTACGACCTTGGCGGCGCGCTCAACGAGGCCGCCCAGCGGGCGATGGAGGACAAGCGCACCCAAGTTCCGCCCGGCTACCCGACGCCGCAGCAGAAGCTGGCGCTCGATCTGCAGGCGCAGACGCTGCGCGAGCGTATCGGCAAGTCGTGAGAGAGGTCCGCGCCAAGGTCTTCGACAAGGTGTTCGTGGTGATCGAGCGCATGCGCGGCTCGCAGCCGCGCACCGACTTCCTGCGCTCGGTGATCTCCCGCGGCCTCAAGGCGCAGCATGCCGAGGCCAAGAAGAACGCGCCGAAGGACGGGCCCGGCCTCGGGCTGGCGCCGCTGAAGCAGGAGGGCGAGGCGGCCTACTTCGACGCGGCGACCGGCGCGGAGATCGACGACCTGATGAGCAAGGTCGGCTACTGGGGATGACGCCGATTGACACCCTGGGAACACCAGACGTAGCTTCCCGCCCCAATCGGGCCCCCGGGGAGGCCCACGCAGGACAACCTTAGAGTCCGCACCGGCCCGGCGCTCGGAACGACTCCACCCTGAAAAGGGGGATGTCTTCCGTGCCAAACGTCAATGCGCCGTTCGGATTTGAAGAGGTGTCGGGCCTTGGCGCCTCACCCACCTACGAACAGA